GCGGCAGTCCTGTAGCCGGTGTTCTTCGCGGCCCTCTGGTCGCCGGTCTTCGTCGCGGCACTCTGGTCGCCGGTGTTCGTCGCGGCACTCCAGTCGCCGGTGTTCGTCGCGGCACTCCAGTCGCCGGTGTTCGTCGCGGCACTCTGGTCGCCGGTGTTCGTCGCGGCACTCTGGTCGCCGGTGTTCGTCGCGGCACTCTGGTCGCCGGTGTTCGTCGCGGCACTCCAGTAGCCGGTGTTCGTCGCGGCACCTGTGGGCACTTCGCAGCGGGAGGAGATAAAGGCGACGGAGGCTTTTACTAAGTCCGCGATGCTCACTTGCGCCGAGACTTTCAGGGTGCGACTTGCAACTTTGGAATCATCCGAGTGGCGGGACAGCGAACCCTCCTGCTCAACTTCAGCAAAAACGCTGCTGGCTGGCGCATAGTACCCAAAAACGTCGAGGGGGTACTCACAGGCATGGAAGCCGGAGGAGCAGGCTTCGACCTCGCCTTCGTGGGTGTACGACGCCCCGACTTGGAACTGAAAATCAAGGCAGGTCCAGTCTGCGTTAAAGCCCTTGTAGGAAACGATCTTTTCTTCGCTCATTTTTATTTCTCCTTGGTTGGTTTTCCTACTTGACGACCCGAACTCTACAGCATCGGCTAAAACCTGTCAAGCGCAATTTATCGCTTGCTATAAAAATCGACTTCTCATATAATCGCCACCAGCCCTCAACACCGGAGAAACGAAATGGCACAGAACGGGATGCGCGTGTGGCTCGAAGCGGCCACAAGGGAGGAACTGGACAAACTCGGTTCCATATCGAAGAGAACCGTGGCAACTATCCGGCAGATCGCTGGCGGATACCGCACCAAAGGGGCGGCCCGCACGACGCCCGAGGTGGCACGCGACATCGAACTCGCCACGATCAAGATGCAGCGCCAGGGCCTGCCCATCGTGCGCAGGGAGGACCTGTGCCCCGCGTGCGCCAAATGTGAGTACATGAAGGCGGCCAAGAAGGAGGCGAAAAATGGCGAAGCCTAACGCCCCCGCCGTGGAGATGCCGCGCGACAAGTGCGGCGGATGCTACTTCTGCTATCAACTTCAGCGTCGCCCCGGCAAGCCTTTCTGGTGCTTTGTCGAGCCGCCGTATCCGATGGACCCCGAGAACCCCGACGCGGGGAGCATGCGCGGAGCTATGACCGCGCAGGAATCCCCCGCATGTGATCTTTTCAAACCGAGAGGAGTGCACTGACATGGCCATTCAAAAACCTAGCAAGAAAACAGTACAGCAGATTATCGACCGCTGGGTCGCTCTCGGCGGCCCGGACAAGTGCAGCATTAAGGCCCTCTCTGCCGATGTGAGCATTCCACGGCAAACGGTGAGCGGCTGGCTCAATGACTTGGCTAAGGAATATGACCTGCAAGTGCCAGTCAAAGGCGAGCCTGTTATCGCCCTGGCACCTTCTACAAAAGCCTCCGCGGAGGATGAACTGAAGCATCAAGTCGCTACGCTGAAGACTCAACTCACAGCGTACCAGAAAGACGAACTGACTGCGCGTTATGTCCGTTCGAAAATCATGGGCCTTGCCGAAACGACGCCTACCCCTCCGGTTTGGCTGGTCGAGAACAAGGCCTCGAAGTCTTCCCCTGGTGTTCCTACCCTATTTTGCAGCGATCTGCATTGGGGTGAGGTAGTTGACCCGAGACAAATAAACGGGGTGAACGAGTACAATCTGAACGTTGCGCATACCCGCATGTCCACCCTGGTGACTCGTGCTATTGACTTACTGAACAACCACGTAGTCAACCCGAAATATCCGGGCTTGGTGCTTGCGCTTGGTGGAGATATGGTGAGCGGTTCGATACACGAAGAACTTGAACAAACAAACGATGTGCCGTTGCTACCTTCTGTCCTTGACTTGCTTGACGTAATGGTGTGGAGCATTGAGACACTGGCGAATGCCTTTGGGCACGTCCACATCCCGGCGGTGGCAGGAAACCACGGACGCCTGCACCACAAGGTAAGAGCGAAAGACTTCGCGCACACTAATCTCGACTGGCTGCTGTATTGCCTGCTGGAAAAGAATTTCGCCAAGGATAAAAGGGTGACGTTCCAGATACCCGACGGTCCGGACGCGCAATATCGAATCTACTCGCACAGATACCTGCTCAGCCACGGCAACCAGTTCAGGGGCGGAGATGGCCTTATTGGTGCGCTAGGCCCTATCATCCGTGGGGACCATAAAAAGCGTTCGCGCAACAACCAGATCGACATGGGCTACGACACCATGCTGCTCGGCCACTTCCACCAGCTTATCCAACTCGAACGGGTGATCGTCAACGGTAGCCTGAAAGGGTACGACGAGTATGCGTGGGCTAACAACTTTGCCTTCGAACGCCCCCGGCAGGCCCTTTTCATTACTCACCCGCAGCACGGCATAACTATCTCAATGCCTGTCAACTTGGACGATACCGCCAAGCAGGAAGACGCACCATGGGTATCGGTGAAGTGAAGACGTGCTCAAAATGCGGAGAGACGAAGCCCGCCGGTGCGTTCTACCCGGATCGCAGTAAGCCAGACGGCAGGCGCTCTTACTGCAAAGACTGTGGGAAAGCGAGCGCGGCATCGTGGGCTAAAGCTAACCCCCACAGTGCTAGGGCGAGTAGCGCTGCCTACCGTGGTTCAAATCCTGAGAAAGTAAAAGTCGGCGCGGCAGCCTGGAAGAAAGCCAACCCTGAGAAGAATAAAGCTAGCTATACAGCATGGGACAAAGCCAACCCCGAGAAGCGCAGGGCATTGCATAGGGCTTGGGACAAAGCCAATCCGGGTAAAGCAAACGCAAGAACGAGAAGACGCCAAGCAGCCAAACTCCAAGCCACCCCAGCATGGGCCAACAATTTTTTCATGCAAGAGGCTTACACCCTGGCCGCCTTGCGAACAAGGATGCTCGGCTTCAAGTGGCACGTTGACCACGTCGTCCCTCTGCGTTCGAAGATCGTCTGTGGCCTGCACTGCGAAGCTAACCTGCGGGTGATCCCTGCGGTGATTAATATGTCAAAAGGTAACCGCTACTGGCCCGACATGCCTTGACTCATCCTTTAGCTCATACTAAACTGCTCGCAACAAAGGAGAACCAAAATGCGTAAAACATACCGCCCTGCATCACCTGCTGAAGAAATACTCGTGGCCAAGCACCTGGCCAAAGGCGAGACTCTGTTCGGCGTGAATGAATCCCAGAACTTGTACGCAGTGCGGAGTCCTGACGGGGCGCTGCGGTACATTGACGGCAAGACGCTGAAGCCTTCTCTCTTGCGGCGCTTACTCGGAGTATGACGTGGGCATCCCGTGCCGCTGCGGCCACACCGTCGGGGGCAGAACCTGCTTTACCCGCAAGACTCTCGCCAAGCGCCCAGAGGATTACGCGGATCGTCGGTACATGCCGCGCTGCCCTGGCTGCGGATCGCGCAAGTGGATGGTGGACAAGTGGCGCACGAAGCACGAGGTGTGGGGCAACAGGGAGACGTGCAACTGCGGCGGTTACCACTTTATCCATCGCCTCGGATCGAAGTTCTGCTACAGCCACCCGAAGGCGGAGCAGCACCACAGTGAACGATATGAAAGGAGAACAGCGTGAGTAAGAACGACATCACCGGCGACGCGCTGCGCTCGCGCCCACTATCCCTTGAGGGGAAGGCAAACTGGGATCGCATCTTCGCGCCGAAGAAAAAGTGCTCCTGCGCAGGCTGCTCTGGCCGGGGGAGCACCATGCCCACCAGAATCTTCTGCCCTGAATGCGGCTGCGAGCTAGACCCGAACGATCACGTCTTCGGCGTGTGGGTGTGCCCCGCCTGCGACGTGACCGTCGCCGATCTCGAACCTATGGACATCACTGACCTGCCGGAGGCCCCATGAACGAAAAACAAAAGCACATAGAGTACGAGGTCCACCCGGCCATAGCGGCAGCGCCTATCGTCCTGCTGCTGGTTCTCGCGGTCGTCATGGTGTTCACGGCATGATCGGCTACCCGATGTTCTTCCAGATCGACAACACGCGCGACAAGTGCGACTTCTGCGGCGGCGGCGGAAAGCTGTTGAAGGCGCTCTCTACCGGCAAGTGCGTCTGCCCTGCATGCGTCGGGCACATCGCGGAGGCGATGGCGGAGGACCTGCTGCGCCTACCCGCGCCAACGCACCGGCCGCTCGACCCCAACGGCCCATCACCCTTTTAAGGAAGCGTCATGCCTGACAAAAAATGCTCCAAGTGTGGAGAAGAAAAGCCGACGACGGAATTCTACCCCCACACAAAGACGGGCAAGCCTCGTGGAGTGCTGTGCTCTACCTGTAACTCCGCCCTTGGGTTATTCGTTGACGATCCTGAGAATCTGCGCAGCGCAGCGCGGTATCTTGAACTACACAGGGGGCAGAATAATGGCTGAAAAAACATGGGGCGCCGACGCGGGTGCTTGGGACCACTTCAGCTTTATCCTTGGCCTAACTGAAGACCTGCTGCCGGTGGTGAGCGACGCCACGGCGAAGATCAGCCCGGAGTCGAACATGCAGGCGATAGGCAAAACGCCTAGCTGCTTCAATCGTCGAGGATTGGTGGTAGGTATCCCTGGGTGGACACAAAAAGCCTCGGAGCAAAGCGAGCTTGACGTGTGGGCGCAGGACACCCGGCTAGGGCTGTGCCTACAGACGCGCAACGTGCGCGCCTTCGACATAGACGTAGATAACCCGGAACTGGCGGGGAAGGTTGCCTCGTTCATCACTTCCGCCATGGGCACCCTGCCTTGCCGAACTCGCCCCAACTCGGGCAAGCGCCTTTTCCTTTTCTCCCTGCCCGGCGAGTTGCCTAAGCGCGTCGTAAAATTCGATGGTGGGATGGTTGAAATGCTCGGGACGGGGCAGCAGTGCATTATTTCGGGGACACACACGAGCGGCGTCCGTTACGAGTGGCCTGATGGCTTCCCGAACGTCATCCCAGAGATATCCCCTGAGCAACTAGACGCCTTGTGGCTTCGCCTTGCAAGCGCCTTCGGGGGCACCGCCTCGCAGTCTTCTGCCTCTACACGAGCGGAGACACTACATGCTGCGGTAGAGGGCGATCCTGTGGCTCAGCACTTGGTTGCCGAGCGATGGGTTAAGCAGCAGGCCAAGGACGGCTCTCTACACATCCTGTGCCCTTTCGAGGATGGTCACTCCGGCCCTTCCTCAGTGAGCGCGACAACCTACTTCCCCGCGCACACCGGGGGTTACGACCAAGGGAACTTCAAATGCCTACACGCCTCGTGCAGCGGGCGAACCCAAGATGATTTCAAGGCGGCCATCGGCATCCAAGCGGCCGACCCTTTCGAGGGGTTCTTCCCTCTTACTGACGAGGATGTCCCCGACATGCAAAAAACCATGTCGGAAGAAAATCAAGCTCCCGAAGCGGCAAAGAAGCCCCGTTTCCAAGTCGTCCCTGCCCACGAGTTCGCCGAGCGCAAGCTCCCCGGGTGGATCGTCAAGAACGTGCTACCCAAAGCGAGCCTGGCGGTCGTCTACGGCGAGTCTGGCTCAGGCAAGAGTTTCTGGGTGTTCGATGTGTGCGCGGCTGTCGCGCGCGGGGAGCCTTGGCGCGGCCACAAGGTCACGCAAGGGAAGGTGGCCTACGTCTGTGCTGAGGGTATCGGCGGCATGCGTTCACGCCTTCGCGCCTACGGGGCACACCATGGCGTAGACCTTCAAGACCTCGACGTAGGCATCATCCCTGACACGCCCAACCTCATGCAGGTGCAGGACACGAAGGACCTGATCCTCGCCATCCAGGCGTTCGGGAAGGTGTCCGTCGTCGTGGTTGACACCTTCGCCCAGGTTATGTCGGGCGCCAACGAGAACGCCGGCGAGGACGTGGGCAAGGCGCTGGATCACTGCCGGCAGATTCACAAGTGCACCGGCGCGCTGGTCATCCTGGTGCACCACTCAGGCAAGGACAGTTCCAAGGGTGCGCGGGGTTGGTCCGGGCTGCGCGCCGCAGCTGACGCCGAGATCGAGATAGTGCGCGACGGCGACGACCGCCAGGCCACCGTCACCAAGATGAAGGACGGGGCTGACGGGGCCGAGTTTGGCTTCAAGCTGGTGACGGTAGAACTGCCCGAGAAGGACGACGACGACGAGGTTATCACAAGCTGCGTCGTCAAGGAGTCGGCTATCCCCGTGAAGGCGGAAGACAAGAAAGGGGAAAAGGTAGACCACAACAAGCTGGTGTTCGAGTGCATGGACGGCTTGGAGCAGGTAGGCGATAGCAAGGTGATGTACTACGACCTTCTCGCCGCTGTGAAGAACCGTTTGCCACCCGGGCCAGAGGGTGCAAAGACCGACCCAAGGGACAAGGCCGTATCGAAGATGGTCGCGCTCCTGCAGGAAGTCGGCAAGATCGTGATTTCTGGCGGCTTCGTGTGGAGGGCGGCGCCCGTCGTAGAGGACACCAGCTGATAGGGAAAGTAGGTAGTTTTCCCATCTAGCCCGCCTCTCGTCGAGACTGCGGGCTATAAAAACGTCTAGGCCAGGTCTTCATCTTCTAAACGGCGAAGGCGGGCCCCTTCTTCCAACTGGCGAATGCGAGCTTGTTTCAATAAACGCTCCTTACGAAGTGTTTCACGTCGTTCGCACATAGACCGGTAGTAAGGCCCCTCTAAGGCCATTAGGCCGTTATTGTAGTCCAGCATCGCCTGAAGATTGCCTTGCGCGGCCTCCAGATCGGCGGCGGGGTACTCTTGTGGGTATCCTTCAACATCGTATTTGGCCCCCCGCATTCTTTTCTCCGCTGCTGCGCAGGAGCGCTCCCTTGCCTCTGCTTCCTCTGCTTTTTTCTTGGCTTGATACTCGGGGTCCGCCTCCAGCTTGCGCTGAGCCTCTTGCTGTGCCCTTCGTTCTGCGTCCTCTTTCACATCCCGCTCCGCCTTAGCCTTTGCCTCGGCTTGCTGCTTCGCCTTCTCTATCCTGGCAGCCTCTACCATGGCGCGAGCCTTCTCCTCGTCTACTGGCCAGCCGTGTTCAAGGGCCAACTCCGCGAAATAGGCGGCGGTCTCGTCATCCCACTCCCGCATTGCCTTCGCACGCTCTTGCAAGTGGTCCTCGTCCTTGTTGTTAGGCCAGCGACGCTCCGTGAACTTCACTTGGCGGATGCGATCCAGCGCGGGGAAGTCCTTACCTTCGATCTCGATCAAGATATCATCAAGGTACACGCCTGGGTTTTTCTTCTCGAAGGCAGAGCGGTCATACTCTACCGCATCGAACGGGCCGACATTGAGAGGGTAGCCTTTCCGGTCATATTCAATCTTCGCGGCTGCAGGCTGGGGGTGCTTGCGCAAGATAGAAGCGCACAAGGCTTCGGCGCGGGGCCGTGGTAGGCCGTGGATGTACTCTTCCACCACCAGGTCCGTGATCTGCCTGGAGGGGGGCTGCCGGGCCGCTGGGAGGTTGGCGAAGTAGGCGTCTATATCGGCCTGGGTTTTGCCGATGGCTTCGAGGAACTTCAGGTAGGTAGCTTCTGGTATAGGGCTTTTGCCTTTTTCCATACGGCACAGGTACTCGGGGCTTACCCCCGCTTTTTGGGCGGCTTCTTTTTGTCCTAGGTTTGCGATTGTGCGCGCGGCCTTCAAATCTTCGTGTTTTGACATGGTTGTATCTCCTTGATTTAACATAAAAAGAAAAATGTCAATTCTCTTGATGTTATTGGCTTTCAGAGGCGGAAAAAGAGCATCAAAATTGACATTTTCAGAGCAGAATTATATCAAGATTGACTTGATACTGCAAGGCTGAAAATTGATATGGTGTCAATCGTTTCTTGATATTTCAACCTCCTTTCTTGACATTTCAACCCTCTTTCTTGACATAAAATTGACTCCAAGGCACCGTGAGTGTGTGTGATGTGGACAGGGAGGAGAGAGTAGTTGTTTTTGGACAACTCTCTCCCCTTCCTGTATCACACATACGAGCCTCCAACTTTTCAACCCTTGAAAGTGGTACAATTCGAACATTGAAAAGCACTCGGGAAAGACCACAACCATGCAAGTGTCATTCTACTGCAACCATTGCCACAAGCACCTTCGCTCGGGGGATCATTCCGAATGCCGAAAAGCGCTACGGGCAGCCGAGGCGACAAGGTTATCCAACGGAAAGCGTACCCAGGCTCGATACGCCAACGGCGAACTGGGCAAGGTACTTGCAAAGGGGGACAAGGCCGAGTAAGATTCGCGCGTACAGTGTTCACCTACCCAAGCAAACGACATGGCAGCCAAACCGAAAGTCAACTACACCCTACTTGAAGCCGACTGGAAAGCCGGCTTGAAGTCTACGCGCCAAATGGCTGCCGACTACGAGATTCTGACTGGCGACTCGGTTACCCACGCAGCGATTGCAAAGCACTTTGAAGACGTGCCCCGCGACAAGCAAGCGCGCATCCGTGCACGCATCGAAGAGATGGTTTCCACTTCGGCGATTGACGCCATGGTAGCCGCCGACAAGGTTTCCAAGGTCGCCGACGAGGCCATCATCGAGGCCGCTGCTCAAAAGGGCACAGAAATTATTCTTGCTCACCAGAAAGAGATCACCCGTTACCGCACGCTGGCTCAGAAACTGCTCGCCGAGATCGAGACGACAAGCGACAACCTCGAACTGTTCGACACTCTGGGCGAATGCCTGCGCAGCGAGAACGAGCGAGGCGTGGACAAGCTGAACGACGCCTACAAGAAAGTGATCGACCTGCCTGGACGAGTGGACAGCTTCAAGAAGCTGGCCGAAGTCCTGAAGGTTCTGATCGGGCTGGAGCGCCAAGCGTTCGGCATGGCTGACAATCCCGATGGCGGGAAGAACGCACCTCCTGCGCCAGCGCCCCAAGGTGGCACCAGCGATGTGAACGACGCCGCGCGTCGCATCGCTTTCCTGTTCATGTCGGCAACCCACACCAAGGAGAAGTAGATCATGCCTTCTGTCAAACAAGCGAACGAGTCCTACGAGTACGGGGGCCACGACTACGAAACAGTAGCCGTAAGCCAGGCGGATCAGGTACTGGGCGGCGCAGGGGCGAAGGGGGACTTCCTCACCCGCCTCATTATCGAGACGATCACACCGGCCACCGCCAGCGTCACGCTGACCGATGGCGCCACGACCATCGTTATCCAGACGGCTAACGCTGCGCTGGCCGTGGGGCCGCGAGTGGTAGATATCGGTGCCAGGGCGGTAACCGGCCCGTGGAAGATCACCACCGGCGCCGGCGCCGCTGTCATCGCTGTCGGACAGTTCTCGGCATAGTGTCGGGAGTATTTGACATGAAGACCGTGACGACATACCGCAACGCGGGCCGCACGAAGATCAGCGACGGCGCGATGCTTTGGATTCTCTTCGCCTTCGTGGCGTACCCTGTCGAGGCCGTGCGCTTTCAAGTGTCGGCCATCCGTTATGAGGGCCTGAGTGTGGGCGACTCCTTCACGGAGATATGGCCTTGGTTGTGGCGCGGCAACGTCATGGCGTGGGAGAGCCTGTGATGCTTGACGACGTGGTGATCGCAGTGTGGGCCGCCCCGATGCGCACCACGGGCTTCGTTATGGTGCAGAGCGCCAAGGTGCTCGCCGCCGCAGCGAACGATGAATGAAGGGGGGTGATCGCGATGGACCACGAGAAGCACAAGGGCAAGTGCCCTGGCAAGGGTTACCCCATGCTGAAGCGTAAGAAGTAGCACCTCCGCCGGGTAGGACCACCCGGTAAGCAATCCGGTCCTTGTGGCCGGGCATAACAAGCAAAGGAGAATCACCATGGCTGCAACCGCAACTATCCTCACCTCGCTGCACGGCAAGCTGATCGGCCTGTCGAAGGCTTTCAAACTCGTCGTCGGTGGCCGCACCGCACTGTGCTACAACGACACTGGCCGCGCAATCGGTCTGCAAGGTTCCCAAGGCAGCTTGAACGCCACTGGTGCCCTGACCGCTGCGCTGCTGAAGACGGGTATCGTCAACTCCACCACTGCAGCCGCCGTCGTGGCCACCCTCGACACCGGCACAGCGATGGACACCTCGTTCGCGTCCCCTGACAACCTGCTGGTGAATGAGGCCTTCGAATGGTCCGCGATTAACACGGGCGCAAACACCTTCACCGTCACCGCCGCAGCGACGCATACTGTTGTGGGTTCTGGCGTTGTCGCCGCAGGCACTTCGGCTCGCTTCTTGACTCGCAAGACCGCGGCCAACACCTACGTGACGTACCGCTTGGCGTAACACTTTGGCCCTCTTCGGAGGGCCAAGTTATTATCTACTGAGAATATCGGTAGATAATAACTTGGAGGAGGTAACCCTGTGATCGCATCGAAGCGCAACATGCTGGTCGCCAGCTATGAGCAGGACTATCTGCTTGCAGTAGCGCGCGGGGCTGTACCGGGCGCCGAACCGTTTGGCGGGTTCGGTGAACGTGTGACCATTGGCGTGGTGGTGAACGGGCTGATCTGGCCCAACGGGGTGCTGTACATTCCAGGGATCGCCGGCGTGCAGCCGTCTATCGTATCAACCTCAATCAACGACACAGCAGCGGGCACAGGCATCCGCACCGTCGAAGTACACTACCTGGACATGAACCTCGACCCCCAGACGGAGATCGTCACCCTCAACGGCACGACGCCTGTGCTCATGGTGGCGACCGACGTGCGCTTCATCCAGTGCTTGCATGCTTTCACCGTCGGCTCGGGCGGATACTCGGCAGGGACCATCACCGCGTCGTTCGCAGGCAGCACGCTGTCGGAGATCGGCATTTCCGATCTGCGCTGCAGGTCTACCGCGAGAATGGTCCCTCGCGGCAAGTACGCATTCATCGCTGCCGGCATCGGTGGCGCTGTGAGTGGCACCGCAGCCTCGCAGGTGCACATCGAACTGGTGGCGACTGAACTGGATGCCCACCAATTCACCCAGCAGGGGCTGTTCTTCCCCCACGGCGAGGTGGCGATGCAAGACAGCAGCGAGGGCATGGCCTTCCCCATCCCGCTGCGATTCAGTGAAGGCACGATCATTGCCATGACCTTCACCTGCGACAAGGCCGCGCTGGTGACGGGCACTTACTTCGGCTGGACGGAGGACGTATGAGCACGCTGATCCTGATCGCCGAGGCGGTGACTGCGTGGGCCGCGCTCAGCGTGTTCTTGCTCTATTCGACATGGGTGCACTTCGCCGCAGTCATGCGCATGCGCGCGCTGCGCGATTCGGGCGGGATCGACAAGGACAAGGATCGAATGCTCTGGGTGTGCGGCAACATCATGCTGGCTATCGGGCTGGCCCTCGACGTGCTGCTGAATGTTGTGGTGGGCACCGTGGTGATGCTGGAACTGCCGCGCGAGTGGCTGACGACAACCCGGCTGAGCCGGTGGAACAGATCGAGGGGCACAAGCTGGTGGACGCGCAACGTGCGCAAGCCGATGGTGAACTTGGGCAAGGTGCTGCTGGACAAGGTAGACACCGACGGCGTGCACATTCAGTGAGGAGACAAGATGACCACAATAGCCTATGACGGCAAGACCCTCGTGACGGACTCGCGGATCGTATCAGGCAGCACTGTCTTCGGCACGGCCACGAAGATTTTCAAGCTGAAAGATGGCAGCTATGTGGCCTTTTGTGGCCGGGCGTCACTCTGGCCCGAGGTGATCGAGTGGCTGAATGGGGGTGACAAGCCCGTGATCGTAGATAGGGAACTGGACTCGGTCTCGGCGCTGGTCGTGGACAAGAAGGGTCGAGCGTTCGAGATTGACGACGACCTGCGCCCGTTCCCCGCCTGCGTGCCGTGGGCTGGTGGTAGTGGCCAACCCTTCGCACTGGCGGCGCTGGCGCTCGGGCACACTGCAGAGGAAGCGGTAGAGGTAACGTGCAAGCTCGACACCGCATCGGGCCTGCCCATCCAGAAAGTGACGATATGCAAGTAGACGACATCATCGCCAAGTTGACTGCGATGCCCGAGGCTGCGCAGCGCGAGGCATGCGCGCAGGCGCTCGAAGCGACGAAGGACATGATCTTCATACCTTCGCCAGGGCCGCAGTTCGAGGCCTACGTGAGCGAGGCTGACGTGCTGCTGTTCGGTGGATCGCCGGGCGGTGGCAAGACCGCGCTCGAAGTCGGCCTGGCGCTGAACCAGCACCACCGCTCGCTGGTCGTGCGGAAGAACTTCGTGGACCTCACCGGCGTGCTGCACACGCTCGACAACATCTTGGGCCAGGAACAGTCTGCGGTAGGGGGCAACCGCCCCGTGTACCGGAAGCCCCAAGGCGGCGTGATCGAGTTCATGGGCCTGGGCGAGAACATTGACTCGAAGCAGGGCAACCCGCACGACCTGATCTGCGTGGATGAGGCTGCGCAAGTGCCCGAGAAGCAGGTGCGGATGCTGATCGGCTGGCTGCGTACCGACAAGCCAGGACAACGCTGCCGGATGGTTCTCGGCAGCAACCCGCCGTTGAACTCTACTGGCGACTGGCTGATTACCTACTTCGCCCCATGGCTCGACCCACACTATCCGAACCCCGCGCAAGGGGGCGAACTCCGCTACTTCTTGCCCGATCCCGAGGGCGGCGACGACAAGGAGTGCGGAAAGGACGACTTCGTGATGATGCACGGCGTCAAGGTGCCGGCTCTGAGCCGCACGTACATCTCCTCAAAGTTCACCGATAACCCCTACTACGACAAAGAGCAGTACGCGAAGTCCCTTGCCGGCTTGCCGAAGGAGATGCGCGATGTCCTGGTGTCGGGCAACTTCCTGACAGACAGATCGGACGACGCCTTCCAGCTGATCCCGACCGCGTGGATCAAGGAGGCCCAAGCCCGGTGGACTGCCACGGTCCCGCCCGGCGTGCCGCTGTGCGCTATCGGCGCCGACGTAGCCCAAGGTGGCAACGACCGATCTGTCCTGGCCAAGAGGTACGACGGATACTATGCAAGGCTGGAAGTCAAGCCCGGCAAGGAAACCCCCGACGGGAAGGTCTACGGGGGCTGGGTTATCGCTCACCGGCGTGACAACGCGAAGGTCGTCATTGACATAGGCGGAGGCTGGGGCGGTGACGCCTACGCCCACCTGCGCGAGAACGGGGTAGACGCGGTAGGTTACATGGGCGTGAAGACTACACCGGCCAAGACGGTAGACAACCTGCTCGGGTTCGAGAACGTGAGGACGATGGCCTACTGGCGTTTCCGTGAAGCGCTCGACCCGTCTCAGCCAGGCGGATCACGGATCGCGCTGCCTCCTGATCCCGAGATGGTGGCCGACCTGTGCGCTGTTGGGTACGAGATCATCAAGAGGGCGGACAAGGGCGGCAAGATAAAAGCCGAGTCGAAGGAGGACGTTTGTGCTAAACTTGCGCGCAGCACCGATAAGGGTGACGCCGTGGTAATGGCGTGGGCGGATGGCCTGAAGCAGTCGAGCATGCTTGGCGGCGACTGGTCGGCGCGCAAGCCGGTACCGCAGGTTATCGTGAGAAGGAGAAGGACATGAGCGGATTAGGGGGTTCTGTCAGCAGACAATATGACCGCGCCGGAGGGCTGGGCGGCGTCATCTCACCGGAGTACGGCACACTCAACGTGATGCAAGAAGGCATTGGCGCGATCCGTAGCGCAGGCGACGATGCGCCCGCCCCCGCTCCCGCTCCGGTGACGATGCCTACCATCGACTCCGAGACGATCCGGCGCGCAAGGCTGCGCGCGATGCGACGGATGGTGGCTCAGAACCAAGGACGCGAAAGTACGATCCTGGGCGGGGCGAACAATAACCTGGGCGGAACGAACAACCCCGCGCCAGCAACAGGGAGCTAAGCCATGGCCTCCGATCTCGAACAACTCCTCAAGCAAAGCGAGCAGCTATTCAGCAAGCGCTCGTCGCTGCTGTCCTTGTGGCAAACCATCGCAGACAACTTCTACCCCGAGCGCGCGGACTTCACGACGGTGCGCAACATGGGCGAGGAGTTCGCCTCGAACCTCTACACCAGTTACCCGATCCTTGCGCGCCGCGATCTGGGCAACGCCATCGGCTCCATGCTGCGCCCGAGCAGCAAGAAGTGGTTCCATGTCCGCACCAGCAACTACGACAAACTGGACCAGACCAGCAAGGCCTGGCTGGAGATGGCAGGGGATCGCATGCGCCGCGCGATGCACAACCGGAAGACGCAGTTCGCACGAGCCACGAAAGAAGCCGACCACGACTTCTCGGCCTTCGGGCAGAACGTGCTGCAGGTATCTCCGAACAAGGACGCCAGTGGCATGCTGTACCGCTGCTGGCACCTGCGCGACTGCGCATGGGTGGAGAACGCCGACGGCATCGCGGACACCGTGTTCCGCAGGTGGAAGCTCACCGCCATCGAGCTAAAGGAACTCTTCCCGAGCACGATCCACCGCGACGTTGCGCAGTGCGTGGCGAAGGAGCCGTACAAGGAGTTCAACGTGCAGCACTGCATCCTCCCGGCGGAGCACTACGTCGGGGAGAAGAAGTGGAATACGCCTTACGTCTCCGTCTTCTTCGACGTAGACAACAAGCACCTGCTGGAAGAACGTGGCCTGCTAACGCAGGAGTATGTGATCGCTCGGTGGAGTACCGTCTCCGGCAGCCAGTACGCCTACTCGCCTGCGACCGTGGCGGCGCTGCCCGACTCGCGCCTGATCCAGGCCATGACGCGCACTCTGCTGGAAGCCGGCGAGAAGGCGGTCACCCCGCCGATGATCGCGGTGCAGGAAGCTCTGCGGGGCGACATCTCGCTCTACGCCGGCGGTGTGAACTGGGTGGATGCTGCCTACGACGAACGCCTCGGCGAGGTACTGCGCCCGCTCACCCAAGACCAGCGGGGCCTGCCGAATGGCCTGAACATGCAAGGCGAAATTCGCGCGATGATCGCGGAGGCGTTCTTCCTGAACAAGCTGGCCTTGCCGCCGCCTGGCCAGGATATGACCGCATTCGAGGTAGGCCAGCGCGTGCAAGAGTACATTCGGCAGGCGCTGCCCCTGTTCGAGCCGATGGAATCGGAGTACAATCATCCGCTCTGCGACAAGACGTTCGACATAATGATGCGCAGGGGCGCCTTCGGTTCGCACTTCGACATCCCCGAGGGGGTGCGTGGCGCCGAGGTCGAGTTCTCGTTCGAGTCGCCGCTGCACGATGCGGTAGAGCGCGAGAAGGGCCAGCGATTCTTGGAGGCCAACAGCATGCTGGCTCAGGCCGTGCAGCTGGACCCGACGGCGGCCGACATCCTCGACTCTTCGACTGCCCTGCGCGATGTGCTCGAAGGCATCGGCGTTCCGGCCAAGTGGACCCGCAGCGAAAGCGTGGTGGCGAATATGGCCAACAAGCGCATGCAGGATCAGCGCACGGCGGAGATGCTGGCGCAGATGCAAGCCGGCGCCGACGTAGCGAAGACCTTGGGCGAGGCTGGAAAGATCGCACCGCCGGGGGCACTGGAAGGTGCCGCCGCCGCGCTGAGATAAGGAGCACTGGATGACCAAGAAAATCGAGTACCCGGCGGCAGTAGAGCCTGCGAAGTGGAACAAGGCAGACGCCGCCGCGCTGCAGGCTCTGGCGCAGGGCGTGGCGTCCGCAGATCAGCAGCAGCGCGCGCTGAACTGGATCGTCTACGAAGCCTGCGGCACCTACGAGGAGGACTATCGCCCTGACCCCAGGGACCACGCCTTCGTTTCCGGCAAGCGTCGCGTAGGCCTCCAGATTCTCACCCTGATTAAGGTCAAGCTGGGTGTCCTGCCCGACAACAATTGATTTTTCAACCCGTGAAGGAGAAGCACCATGGCTGACGAAACCCCGGTTCCCGGCACGTCTACACCCGCTGCACCCGCTGCACCTGCTGCACCTGCTGCACCTGCTGCACCTGCACCTGCTGCACCTGCACCTGCACCCGCTGCACCTGCACCCGCTGCACCTGCACCTGCTGCACCTGCTGCACCTGCTGCACCTGCCGATCCTGCCCCGAAGGACTGGGCGGCCATCCGCACCGAGATCGCTGGCGAGGATGATAAGCTGCTGAAGCGTCTGTCCCGTTACAGTTCCGTTAAGGACGTGACCGACGCGCTGATCGCGGCGCAGAACAAGATCGCCAGTGGCACGCTGAAGTCTGCCCTCCCGACGGACCCGACACCCGAGCAGTTGGCCGAGTGGCGCGAGGAGAACGGCATCCCCGCGTCTGCCGACAAGTACGACACCACGCTGCCCGACGGCATGGTGGTGGGCGAGTTCGACAAGCCGGTAGTAGACGGATTCGCCAAGACAGCGCACGAGTTGAACCTCACACCGGCTCAGGTAAAGAGCACCCTGGCGTGGTACTTCAAGCAGCAGGAGGCCCAGGTCACCGAGTTGCGCCAAGCCGATGCCGCGTTCACGAACGAGTCCAACGAGAAGATGCGGGAGGAGTGGGGCAGCGAGTACAAGCTGAACATGAACCTGATCGACGGCTTGCTCACGCAGATTCCTGAAGATGGCAAGGCGCTCATCATGGGCGCCCGGCTGGCTGACGGTACGCCTCTCGGCAGCAATCCGAAAATCCAGCGCTGGCTCGCCAATCTGGCGCGCGAGGTGAACCCCACGGCCACCGTCGTTCCGGGTTCGGGCACCAACGCCGCCCAGGCCATCGAGACTGAGATCGCCAACATCTCGAAGCTCATGGGGGACCGCAACTCCGAATACTGGAAGGGTCCGAATGCCGAGAAGATGCAGTCCCGGTATCGCGAGTTGGTGGACGTGCAAGAAAAGTTGAAAAAGTAGTTGACAGGGCCGTTCGATTCGAATAGCTTTGGCGTTATTGGTAGAGGAAGGAAACGTCGCTGATCCTGAGTCAGGCGGACGCTTCCTTCCGAAGCCACCCGACAAGTAAGGCCCCGTTGGCCTAGTTGCTGATCCGAAAGGGCACCCAGCGACGACAGCACGATGGATACCCCAAGCTGCGGATGAAAGAAACTTTTTGTCTTCAACATTGAGGAGAACCCATCATGTCCGACCACGCATACCAAACGCAATACCGCCAGGAGTTCATCGCTGGCTTCGAGCAGCGTCAATCGCTGGCTCGTCAAACCGTCACCACTGAAGTCGAGATTAAGGGCAACACCGCGACCTTCCTGGTAGCTGACTCCGGCTCTGCCGAAGCGGTCACCCGCGGCCTGAACGGCCTGATCCCCGGTCGCGCTGACAACCTGACCCAAAGCTCCGCCACTCTGGTCGAGTGGCACGACAAGCCGATCCGCACCGGCTTCAACCTGTTCGCGTCGCAAGGCGATGGCCGCCGCATCATGCAGGAAACGTCGATGGCTGTTATGAATCGCAAGGTCGATTCCGACATCATCACCACCCTGAACACCGGCACCCAAGACACCGGCACGGCCGTCACCGCCAGCCTGTCTCTGGCGCTGTATGCGAAGACCATCCTGGGCAACAACGCAGTGCCGTTCGACGGCAACGTGTCCGCGCTGATTACCCCGGCTTTCGAGGCGTACCTCATGCAAGTCAAGGAGTTCGCCTCCGCCGACTACGTGAACAACAAGCCCTTCGAAGGCAACCTGACCATGTTCCGTTGGGCTGGTGTGAACTGGATCGTTCACCCGAACTTGCCGGGCAAGGGCACCAGCGCCGAGAAGTGCTTCATGTACCACAAGAGCGCCGTCGGCCACGCGATCAACACGGGCGGCATCACCACCAACGCAGACTACAACAAGGAGCACGACTACTCCTTCTGCCTGGTGAGCGCCTACATGGGTTCCGCTCTGCTGCAAAACAGCGGTGTGGTCGTTATCAACCACGACGGCTCTGCCTTCGCAGCGCAGTAATCGGTAGCCCACCCTTCGGGGTGGGCGATCAAACACTTTAAGAGAGGAGAGTCACCATGGCTTACGATTCCGCAAACCCGCCCACGCTGCAACAGCAGGCCGTTGCCGGCCCGCGCTCTTGGTATCACACTTCGGCCGACGCAGCCGCTGCGGTGGACACCTCGGGCTTCATCACCAACGGCGGCGCCCTGGGCATGAAGGTCAACGACCTCGTGTATCACAAGGATAGCACCACCGACGCAACCGCACTGTCGGTCCATAAGGTCGTATCCGTCAGCGCCACCTATCCAGGTGCTGTTGATCTGGGTGACGGCACTGTGATCGGCAGCGCAACTAACACCGACTAAAGTGTAAAGGGGTTGCAGCGAGAAGGCTCCAGGGTTATACTTGGGGCCTTTTCAACGTGAAGGAGATCGTCAAATGTCTACCCCCAACGCAGCCAAGAACGTGACATCCCCGCGGATCACACAGAACCGCGTCAAGGCCGCCGAGTTCGCGCGCAACATCCACCGCGCCACACCGGAAGCCTCCACCCAGTTCAAGGACGTGCTCGACCCTGCGTACTGGGCGCACGTAGCCAAGGGCGTCGCGCTCTACGACACCATCGAAGTCGTCCCCGACGGCGGCGCGTGGTACGCCCAGTTGCTCGTGGTGGGCTGTTCCAAGCTGCACGTCAAGGTGCAAACGCTTATTTTCGTGAAGCTGAACGGGAAGGACGAGAAGCCCGCCACCGACGCTCCCTTCGCCATTGAGTTCAAGGGGCCGCAGCGCAAGTGGTCTGTCATCCGAGTGTCGGACAAGTCCTACGCCAAGGAAGGCTTCGACAGCAAGGAAGATGCGGCCAAGTGGCTCGCCGAGAACGAAGCTGATCTGACCGATCTGGCGTAGGAATTGGCCCACCAAGGTGGGATTTTACACGGAGGCGCTACGGCGTAAGGCTATATGGCTACTAAGCTGGGAATTTACAACAAGGCGCTCACCGAACACCTCGGCGAGCGCAAGCTGGCCAGCCTCGCGGAGAACCGTGAACCTCGGCGCGTTCTGGACGATATCTGGGACAATGGCATTGTAGACGCCTGCCTGGAGGCTGGCCAGTGGAAGTTTGCCAAGCGCACGCTGAAGCTGACCTACAACCCAGACGTGACCCCCTCTTTTGGCCACGCCTATGCCTTCGACAAGCCGACCGACTTCATCCGACTAGCGGGCGTGTACTCTGACGCCTTCTGCCAGACGCCGCTGCTGCAGTACCAAGAAGAGGCCGGCCAGTGGTTCGCCTCGCTGCAGGACATCTACGTTGAGTACATATCCAACGGCGCCAGCTACGGGAACGACCTGTCCAGATGGCCGAGTTCGTTCACTGATTTCGTCGCCGGCAGCGCAGCCTTGCGCGCCAGCGGGCGCCTCCAAGGTAACACCACCGACCGTAACGCGTTGAAGGCGGACGTGGACACGCTGCTTCGCCTGTCGCTGTCGAAGGACGCGATGGAAGGACCCGCCAAGCGTCTACCGGCGGGGTCGTGGACCACGGCCCGCCGAGGCGGAAACGCGCAGGAGCACACGGGCAGCACACTTCTCGGTTAATGGGGGCAAACCAATGCGGCAGAATGTACCTCTAACGGCGTTCAACAGGGGCATTATCAGCCCGCTCGCGCTGGCGCACAATGACGTGCAAAGGGTGGCGCTCTCCGCGGAGGAGCAAACGAACTGGATGCCGAAAAAGCTGGGGCCTATGTCGCTGCGCCCCGGCTTCGGCTACATCGGCAACACGCGCAACGAAGCGAAGGCGCACTACCTGCCCTTCGTGTTTGCCGTAGACGATACCGCGCTGGTTGAACTCACTCCGGGGATCGCCCGCTTTTGGGTAGACGACGAGCTTGTCACCTTCCCGGCGGTGTCCGCGGCCATCACCAACGGCCTTTTTACTTCGAACATAACCGGATGGACTGACGCCGACGAGTCGGGGTGCACCTCCGTCTGGTCTTCGGGCGCGATGTCTCTCACGGGTGATGGCGCGAACCAAGCGATCCGCTACCAGCGCGTGCCTGTGACAGCGGTAGACAGGGGAGTTATTCACGCGGTAAGCGTTAAGGTCGCCTCGGGCGACTGCACCGTTCGGATCGGCTCGTCTGTTGCCGGGCAGGAGTACATCTCGGACACCGCATGCAAACCCGGCACGACCACCCTTGCCTTCGCCCCCGCGGGTGACTTCTACGTCCAGGCGATGAACTCCGACTTCTACCCCGGCCTCGTGGAGTCTATAACCGTCTACACCGGGGTGCTTGAAGTAGAGACTCCGTGGACGACGGAGGCGATGCTGGAGGATATAAGGGCGGACCAATCGGGCGACGTGCTGTTCGTCGCATGCGACGGGGTGCGGCAGCAGCGCATCGAGCGCCGCCAAGACGGCGGCTGGGGCGTCGTGGACTACGTGACCTACGACGGCCCTTTCCTGGTGGTGAACGTCGAGCCGACAACAATAACGCCGAGCGCAGTCACAGGGCCGTGCACGCTGACGGCGAGCCGCCCTATTTTCAAACCGCAGCAGGTGGGAGCACTCTACAGTCTGACCACGCAGGGGCAGCAGGTGTCGGCCAACCTGATCGCGGAGGACACGTACACGGGGTATATTCGGGTGTTCGGCACCGGCGCGACTCGGGCATTCACCCGGGTGATCTCGGGCGTCTGGGTGGGCACGCTTACCCTTCAGAGATCACTAGGCGAACCCGGTTTGTGGGAGGATGTCGCCGCGGTAGCGAACGGCACCGCAAGTTACAACGACGGCCTCGACAATCAGATAGTTTACTATCGCATAGGCTTCAAGACTGGCAACTATACCTCCGGCACGGCTAGCATCTCGATCACGTACAACAACGGTGTCACCACGGGGTCCGTGCGGATTACAGGGTACACCGACCCCAGCACCGTTACCGGAAACATCGTGCGCGCTCTGGGCAGTGTTGAAGCTACCGTTGAGTGGGCGGAGGGCGCGTGGTCCGACTACCGCGGATTCCCCTCGGCGGTGGCGCTGAATGAGGGGCGCCTGTGCTGGTCCGGGCACGCAACAAGCTGGTGCAGCATAACCGATAGTTTTCACAGCTTCGACATCGACTACGAAGGCGACGCCGGCCCGATTATCCGCTCGATTGGCGCCGGCCCGGTGGACAAGATTCACTGGATGCTGTCCGCGTCTCGCCTGGTCATGGGCGGCGGGTGGGCAGAGCATTCCGTGCGCTCGTCGTCTCTGGACGAACCGATCACGCCGACGAACTTCAACATGAAGAAGTACACTACCAGGGGTTCCGCTGGCGTAGAAGCGATCTGCGTGGACCACAGCATCATGTTCGTAGACCGTTCCGGTTCACGCGTCTACGCTCTATCCCCTGACCAGAACGGGAACCACTCCGCCGTTGAAGCGACGGCGATGTGCCCGGCGGTGGCCAAGCCGAGCGTGGTGCGCCTGGGTGCGCAGCGCAACCCAGACACCAGGGTGCATTGCGTGCGAAGCGATGGCAAGGTAGCGGTCATGGTGTACGACCCCCTCGAAGACGTGAATGCCTGGATGCTGGTTGAGACAGCCGGCGTGGTGGAGGACGTGGTGGTGCTCCCCGCTGCGGATCAGGACGAGGTGTACTATGTGGTGCTCCGCACGATCAACGGCTCTCCACACCGCTACCTGGAGAAATGGGCACACGATGACGACTGCATCGGCGGTGCGGTGAATCGCCAGGCCGACGCGCACACTTTCATAACGAACTTTGCCCCGACGGCAACGCTTACCGGCCTGCTTCACCTGAAGGGGGAAGAGGTCGTGTGCTGGGCCGACGGAAAGGACCTCGGCACCTTCACGGTGTCTGCCACGGGGGAGATCACGCTCCCTGCGGCGGTGACGCGCGCAGTCGTCGGCCTCACCTACCGCGCGCGCTTCAAGAGCGTGAAGCTCGCGCACGCGGCGCAGGGCGGCACCGCGCTGACCCAGCCGAAACGGGTGGATCACCTCGCGCTGATTATGGCGAACACACATTATCAGGGCCTGCGATACGGGCGAGACTTCGACACGATGGACGATCTGCCCTTGGTGGAGGAGGGCACCGTCACCCCCGCGGATACCGTGTGGGAGTCCTACGATGCCGACTCGATAGAGTTCAACGGCATGTACAGCACCGACGAGCGCCTGTGCCTGGAAGCGCAGGCACCAAGGCCGTGCACGGTACTGGCAGCGATAATCAGCCTTAAGACAAATGACAAGCTGTGAGGTTCGACCGGCTACCACGGCGGACATCCTGCGGTGGTACGAAGGCCCGCCGCCGTTCTCGTGCAAGGCCTTCGTGATGGAGGTAGACGGCAACCTGGAAGCCCTGTGGGGTTTGAGGTTCGTGAACGGGGAAGCGGCATGCTTCTCCATGCTGACCACCGTTGCGCGAGAGCAGAAGAGAGCCGTCGTTCAAGGCATCCGGCTTTTGCGAAAGATGCTGCAGGAGCACCAGGATGTGATAGCATACGCCGATAGGAACGAACCAACGGCGAAGGCCTTCCTTGAGCACGTTGGGTTCAAGCGCATAGGCGCTACGATCTGGGGGGAGGAGGTGTACCGATATGAGTAGCATGGGCATGGCGGGAGGCATCGTTCAGAGTGTCGGCACGAACATGGGCGCCACAGGAACCTACCTGGAGGGGCGCTCTACTCAGGCTTCTAACGACGCCCAAGCGGCACAGATGGAGCGCAACGCCGACCAGCTGCGCGCCCAAGGCCAATTTGAGGGCGAAGAAGAACTGCGCAAGGCGCGGCTGATCCAGTCGCGGATCATCGCGGTAGCGGGCGCCTCTGGTGCAAGCGTCGTTGACCCCACGGTACTGAACATCATTGGCAAGAACGCTGCAGAAAGCAGCCTCGCGGCGGCAACCCGGCGCTACGATACCGAGTCGCGGGCGCAGGATATGGACTACCAGGCTGAAATCAAGCGCTTTGAGGGCCGCGCGCACGCGAAAGCTGCGCGCTGGTCCGCCTTTGGTTCCTCGGTATCGGGTATCGGCTCCATGCTGGGTAGCATGGGCGGCGGCATGGGCGGCGGCATGGGCGGTGGAGGTTAAAGCATGGCAACTATTCCTGACGTAAATCGCGCTCGCGTCATCCCGCAACCTTCGATGGCGGTGGCTCAGCACGAACCCGGCATCATCGGTCGAGCGCTGCAGAAGGTAGGCGGGCAGATTGCCGGCATGGGTGCTGAGGTGCAGAAACAGGCGGAGCAGGAGCAGCGACGCCTCGAAAAGGCGCAAGCCGACACGGCGGTGAACAAGACGCTGAGCGATATGATGGACCTCCGCGCTGGCCAGCCCGCCGAGGGGAAGAAGGGCGGCTACTTGTACCAGCGCTCCTCCGCTGTCGTCCAGCCTGGCGCGAATGGCGAGAATTTCTACGATAGCTACAATACCCAATTTGAAGCCCTTGCGGTGGCCAACGGAGCGAACCTGAGCGGGCACGCGAAGGAGCAGTATGATTCCGCTCTGGGAAGGATGCGTCTCGACTTCCAAGCAGGGCTGTTGAACCATTCCCTGAAGGAGACAGACGACTACTTCGCCCAAGCCCACGCCAACACGGTGAAGGCCGAAGGCATCAACGCTGGCGCGAACTGGGACAATCCGGTAGCCGTGGCGGGATCACTGCAGCGTATCAGCGAAGCCACCGCGCGCGAGGCAGAGCGTCGAGGAAACGTAGACATACCCGCCGCGCAGCAAGAACAGGTCGCAGCAGGGGTTGACGCCGCCGCGCGCGGGGCCTTGGCCGCCGGCAACTCGAAGGTCGCGGAGGATTACCTGAAAGAGTACAAGGACATCATGCCCGCGAGGATGGCGCAATCGCTGAGCGATGCCGTGTCACACGCACGGGGCCAAGAGATCGCCCTTGCCACAGCGGAGAAGGTGTCGAACGCCATGAAGCACCGGGTTATGCCTACGGATTACGACCGCGCGCTGGCAATCGCCGGCGCCGGCACGCGCGAAGACCGCGCCAAGTTCGATGACCTCGCCAAGAAATACAGCGGAAACGTGGAAAAGGCGTGGGCTGCCTACGAGATCGGTCCGAAGGCGCTGGCGGAAGCTGAGGTCCTGGCCATGAAGTCGGAGCGCGAGAACAAGAAGGACTCGAACGTCCCCGTGAAGTCGTGGATCGAGTTTGTGCCCAAGGAGACGCGCGCCTCCGTTGAGGACAAGCGCAAGACGTTCGCCGTCGGGGGCGGTGTGACGGAGCCGTCGCGGCTGGAAGCCGAGGAGATGGCGGTGAACATCGCCCGGAGGGACAACCCGAACGCTACCCCGGAGCAACTGAACGCAGCGCGCGAAAAAGCTGGGCAGTGGTTCGCCGATCTGAAGACGGCGCGCGCCCAGTCGGAGGAAAACGCCCTGCTGGAAGTGCAGCGGCTGGTAGATACCGGCAAGATCAAGTCGGCGAACGATGTACCCCCGCAGACTCGATCTATGCTGGGTGGCAGGTGGAATTCTGCGCAGTCGTACATCAACGGCGCGCAGGAGAACCAAGACAAGATTGCGCAAGCGTCTCCTGTGGCTCGCGAGTTCCAGGACAAGCTCATGGCGTCGCCCGAGTTGCTGGTGAACACGCCCGTGGCGGACATCATGGCCCTGGCCCCTGACCTCGGCAACAAGAACGTGCAGTCTCTGCTGAAACGGCGCAACGACTATACCAACAATCCGGCCAGCGTCACGGAAGCGAAGATCGACTCCGACCAGTTCGAGGCGGCCATCGCTCCCTACCTGAACGGGGTGTCGAAGGACGGCAGGACGCTGTTCAAGCACCAGGTCCGCGCGAAGGTGGAAGAGGAAATTGCCTACCGCAAAGCCCGTGGCGAATCCGGCATGGCGGTCTACAAGGACCTGAACGGCATCATTATGAAATACGCCACGCTCTACCCGGTCGAGAAGCCCGGCTTCTTGTTCGGCACCAACACGGAGCAGGTTCCCGGCGCGCAACTCCCCGCGGGATATGCCCTCCCAGCTGACGAGGTAGCGAAGATCGACGCCAAGGCTGCGAAACTGGGGCTGCATAATCTCAGCGATGATGATAGAATGACGATCTACCGCAAGATGAAAGCAGCGGAAGCCGCAAAATAACCTGGGGGATGCGCCGTGGCAGATGACGCTTTGGATGCAGCGCTGATTCAATTCAAGCAGGAACAGGACGACCGGACCACCCTCGGTGCCACCGCGTCGATTCACCAGGCAATCACCCAGAACCCTGACGAGATGGCGCGTTACAACGCCATTTCGCGCAAAACGGGCTTCGATCCCTTACTGATCGCCACTGACCCAGCTGTGAAGGTGGAGGCCGAACGCCGTGCGAAGATGCAAGACATCGACTTGCCGGGGTTGGTGCAGACGCATCCGAAGACCGCATCGGCGTTGACCGATGCGAACCTTGCGGCGTTGGTGAGTGATGACGTAGGGACTCTTCAGAATCTTGAGAACGCTTTCTCGCGCGGGTTGAAAGGGACACTGCGAGGTGGTGATGCGGGAGCGATTCAGGAATCCGCGGAGATTCTGAACACAATCAGCAGAATCCAAAGCGGAGAACTCAACGACTACGGTAAAATCAGTGGCGCTTCAAGATATGCCTCCCTCTTCGCGGGAGTAGGAGGCACGCCCGAAGCGGTGGAGCAGAAAAGGATCGCTACCGAGAGACGCCTTGCCGAAAACGCTGTCGAGTTCGCTCAACGCACAGCAGGGATGAAAAGCACGGGGGCGTCTGCGGAGTACGAGCGCTTCTCGGCGGAGAAGGGACTGGGAGCATTCAGTGCTCTCTTTGACGCGCCTTTCAAAATCACCGGAGAGGTCATCGCTGAATCGATGGGTGCGATGCTCCCCGCAATCCCTACAATAGTCGGAAGTGGTGTAGGTGGTGGCGTTCGTGGGCTTGCGACGGCTACCGGGTTGACCTCTGCGGGTATCGAGTACGCGAATTCCCTGTCGGGCATCCTTACCGATATGGGTGTAAATCTATCAGATGCTCGCGCTGTACGCGAGGCAATGGCGACGCCAAAGTTCATAGAAGCCAATAGGCAAGCTATGGTAAAGGCGGGCGTAATCGGCGCCTTTGACGCCGCTACCGCGGGGGTCGCGGGCAAGATGCTGCGCCCAACAATGCTAGGCAATATCGCTGCACAGACGGTGGTACAGGCCGCTGGAGGAGCAGCGGGGGAGGCGGTTGGTTCAGTCGCCTCCGGGCAGGAGGTATCGCTCTCTGCCGTGCTGGCGGAAGCTATTGGTGAGGCCCCTGGTGGCGTGGTAGACGTTGGCCTACTGGCTTTCAACAAAGCGAGGGTGAAAGAGCAAGCGCGTCCTAGCGAAGAAATCATCCGTGCGGAGGAGGCGCATGCCGCGCTAACGGAGATTAGCCAGACCGCCACGTCGGCCAAGCTGCGCGAACGCGATCCCGCGCAATTCAAAGCGTTCATGCAGTCGATGGTTGAAGACTCCGACCTGAAGGAAGTGTTCGTGGATGGCACCGTACTGCGCGACGCGCTGGCTCAGGCACCCATCGAAGTGCAGCAGAAGTTCGCCCAAGATATGCCGGAAGTCGTGCGCCAGATTGGTGAAGCTGCGGGGACCGACGGACTCGTGCGCGTGCCCGTAGAGGATTATGCTACGCACGTCGCCGGCACCGAACTGGACGCCACGATCCTGCCGAACCTCAAGACCGAAGTTGACGGGCTGACCTATTCTCAAGCGCAGGAGCAAGTCAAGGGCCAGACCGAACAAATGAAAGCCGAGGCCGATCAACTGCTGGCCGAGAAGGAGAAGGACACCGAATTCCAAGCGGATGCGCAACAGGTCTACGACGCGCTATACTCGCGCATCGAAGGCGCGAAGCGATTCACCCCAGACGCGAACAAGAAGTACGCAGCATTGCAGCAAGCGTACTTCATCACCCGTGCGCACAAGATGGGCATCAAACCTTCCGAGTTGCTGGCTCGCTTCGATATTCGCGTAACCGCAGAGCGCACACCCGGCGCGGAGTTGGAGCAGGGCGTCACACTGCTCGAAGGATTACCTCAACCGAAGATGACGCTGAAGACTGGCGCTTACACGCCGAAGCCGTATGCGCCCGCGCACAAGGCTGCACGGGAGTATGCGAACAAGGCGGGGATCGAGTACGCCCCTCCGCGTAAGTATGCGAAGGTGAACGAAGCTCGCGCCGCCAAGATCGCCGCCGAGTACGAGAAGATGCCCCACGCGCCGAACGATCCCGAAGTGGCGAAGGCCTATGCGCAGCTAATCAAGGAAGCGGTGCAGCAGTGGGACGCAATGCTCTCCACGGGGCTGAAGGTCGAGTTCATCCCCGAAGGCGCCCCCGATTTTTATGCAGAGAACCCCCACGGCTTCATTGACGACATCGCGCGCAACAACCACCTTTGGGTGTTCTCTACCCGTGCTGGCTTCGGCACAGGGCAAGACTTCACCCCGAAGGACCACCCGCTGCTGGCTGAGACGGACATCGAGATCAGCGGGCAGAAGGCTCTCGCGAACGACATCTTCCGCGCGGTGCATGACTTCTTCGGCCACGCCAAAGATGGCGTGGGCTTCCGTGCTGCAGGCGAGGAGAACGCCTGGCGCGCGCATGCCGCCATGTTCTCTCCGCTCGCGCGCCGCGCATTGACCACCGAGACTCGCGGACAAAACAGCTGGCTGAACTACGGCCCCTTCGGCGAGGCCAACCGCAAAGCGAAAGCTGGCGAGACGCACTTCGCAGATCAGAAGGCGGGCTTGCTGCCCGAGTGGGTGTCGGAAGAAGGGCGCGAAGACGTAGCCCCCGTGCCTACGCCGGCGTCCAGCGACTACGGCTTCCGCCGTCGCGCGAAGGCGCGCGTCGCCACGCTCGACGATTTCAAGCCGAACAAGGTCAAGAACCTGCTCGCCAAAACCGACTGGGCGATCCTGACCGCCGAGAACCCGAACGCGCAGCAGCTTTCCGTGGAGGAGAACGCGCAGCGTAACGCCGATCTGCGCGCCGATCTGGAAGCGATGGGCGCCAAGTTCGTTGAGGTCGAAGGCAAGTACGGCGGCAACGTCGAGAACTCGGTAGCGATCACCGGGATCACACGCGAGCAGGCAAATGAGCTCGGCATCAAGTACGGCCAGCAGTCTGTGCTCACAAGGGATGGCTTGGTGTACCCCGACGGAACAGTAAACCCGGCCAAGAGCGTCACGGTGCACGCCAAGGCCCCGAGCGACTTCTACAGCACGATCCCGTCTACCGGCGCGACGTTCGCGGTGGAGATCGACTTCGGGAAGACGCTGCCCACCTCCGACGAGCGCGTAGGCAGCGTCACCGTCGAGGCAGTGCACTTCTCCCGCGCGCCGCGCAGTTCGTTGTCCGGGCGCATGTACGGCACCGGCATCAAAGGCGCGGAAGCTCGCCGCCTGGGCGATCCGAATGCGCACCCGAAGATCAAGCAGCGCGTCTCCTTCTACGTGGACGAGGGCCAGGGTGTACGCCCTGAACCGGGTGTGGGCGCCTTCCGCCACGGGCTGACGCTGGATAACATCTACGACGGCGCGAAGAACCCGCTCGGGTTTCCCACCGAATCGAACGCCTTCGAGGCTGCAGTCGTCGAGGCTGGCTTCGATGGCTACTACATCCGCGAAGGCTTCGGCAATCAAGGCGTCGGCGTGCTGCTGGGCGACGCGACGCAGGACGTGGAGGTGGACATTCCGCCCCGTCCGACCAAGTACGCCCAGGCCCTGAACGAAGTCGCCGAGACGCTGCCCCCCGCCGGCAAGCTGGAACAGCAAGACCTCGCCGATCTGCGCAAGCTCTGGGCAATGTACGCTGCCAGCGAGACGGCTGCGCAGTACGGCACGGCCCAGGTGAAGGCACAAGCCGACGACGCACCGGGTATTCAACGCGCGCTGAGCGATACCCTCGACGCCGTGATGCAGGGCATGGTGGACACCTCGGTGAAGAACATCACCCACTGGCACAAGGGCACGCAGCGTCTTCCTGCCGGCGGCTTCGCCTATGAGATCGTGAGCGGAAACAGCAGCGCGGCAGTCTACCTCGACATGGCCGACCGTTCGATGCAGATCGATATCACCCGCTGGGGTGAAGGCCGCGGTGGTTCCGGCGTCTACAAGGCGCTGCTCGATTTCGCGCAAGCGAACGGCTTCGTCTTCTACGGCGACGCGCAGGGCATCTCGGTGGCCGGCATCAAGCGTCGCTTGGAGAACTTGCTGTCGCACGCCCTGCAGTCGGGCGACACCAGCTACATGCGCTTGCACCCGAAGCAGATCGACTTCATCGAGCAGGAGACGGGCCTGAAGGTGAACTGGACTGACGACTCGAAAAATAATGTTGAACAAATGCTAAATGCGTCGTATAATTTAGCCAACCTCGACATACCGGAGTTGAAAAATGTCTACTTCGATTTTACGCAACGTGAATTCATCGCCCGAAATACAGGCGCTCCTGCCGATCTTGCAGGACTCGTCGCCAAGGCCCGACGGAACCCTGACCAGGTACGAAGAGAAGGTGCGCCTGGCTTGGCCTCTGCTAAGCGCACGGTTTTCGCGAACACCCTACTTTCGGCAAAAGGGGAAACTCGACGTACCGTTTTTGCTGAGATGGCTCGGCTCTCACTGGAACAACTACCCGGAGCCGAACGCCTCCTTTATCAGTCGGAACCCCCTGGAGAACGTCCACCTTTCTATAGCGCCCTGACCCGCGCGTTCGAAGAAACCAAGCTGGCCAAGGCCTCGCCGGATCAATGGCTCGGCACCCTCAAGAGCTTGACGCAGAAAGGCGTCAAGCCGATGGAGATCGAATACACCGGCCTGCAAGAAAGGCTTGAAGTGCGTAAGGACAAGGCTGACAGCTGGCACGTCTACGAAAATGGCGTCGTGGTGTCTACGCGTCCCGCCACCGATCCGAAGCCGGAGGGCGCCGACGTGCGCCTGTACCAGCCTTCCAAAGTGGTGACCAAGGAAGAGATCATCGACTTCTTGAAAGAGAACGCCGTCACGGTGGAGCCGCGTGTCTACGGCGGCGAAGGCGTCGTGACTGAGTTCGACTTCACGTTTGGCCAATGGGAAACTGAAGAACCGGACGAGAACTGGCTGCGAGATCAGGCGCAGGATCGCGTGCGCGGAATGGGTGAGGACGAACTGAGCAGCGGGTTGGAAGGCATCGCGGACGAGGACGAAGATGGCAGCATTGACACCGCCATCGAGGCTGTGAGGGGCTACATAAACGAAAGCGGCCCAGGCCAGAGCGCACAGAAAACGGAAGGTACTAGAGGGTACAAGCTGTTTGAAAAACTCGTGGAGGGCGCCTTCGAACAGGAGCGCGAGAATTACTGGGACGATGGCGATTCGCCGCAGAACAGTAGCGTCGAAGTCGAAGCTGGCGGGCGCACTTTCAACTTCACCTGGACGAACAGTTACCACGAGCACTTCTTGTACGCTCACGAGTCGAACAAGAGCGTTGAAATCTCGGGTCGCAGCATAGACAGCGCCGACATCGAATCCGCGATCCGTGAATTCCTTGGCACGGAGTACGGCATCTCCGAAGTCGATGACGAAAAAGCGCCGAAGTTCGAAAGCTACAAGCTCTCTGGCGGCGAGAACTATCGCGAGCGTTTGCTGCTGAACAAGTCGCACAAGGGCGAGACGTTCAGCTATACCAACCACTTCGACGACGACAACATCATCGGCCACTCGCGTGTCGATGACCGTGAAGTCCCGGTCGAGGCCATCGAAAAAGAATTCCCCGAACTCGCCGCGCGCATGAAGGCTGAAGGCCGCACGACAGCGAAGGTGTACTTCATCGAAGAGGTGCAGTCCGACTGGGCACAGCAAGGGCGCGAACGGCCTGAAGCGCAGAAGCATTACGCGATGGAAGACCTCGTGTTTAACGAGAAGGCCTCGGCGAGAAACGACGATAGACTTGCGCGGATCAAAGTCAGCGCGATCAGCGACCGCAGTGGGTACACCCACACAAGGGATAGGGGGCTGGTGAAGGACCAGGTAGAGTTCTGGCACCTGCACACGGAAGAAGACTTGAGTGCCTACCCCAGCGAGATATACACCACGAAGGAAGCAGCAGAGAGAGGTCGCTTTGCGGTGGCGGGTGCCGTGTGGGTTATTGAGGCACCGAATCAAGTCTTCGAGATTTTGCGCGCCCAGCACCCCACAGTCGAAGAGGCAAAAAGGTATATCGCGGACGTGAAGACCACGATGGTTCCGGGCGAGATGACGGCGTTCGAACTGGCTCGCAAACAGGGGGCCTTGCAGCGCAAGCTGGACGCGCTCAGGAAAGAAGCTCGCGCCCTCGCGCAAGGCCCTGAAGATGACGCCACAAACGCTGAGTACCAGAGCGCCCAAGATCGCATCGCGGAGGTGCGGGGCCAGTTAGAAGAGATCGGCAACAAGGTCGTCACACCTGGCGCCTTCGTAGAATCCACCGATGCATGGGTTGGCCTCGTGGTGAAGGACGCAGTACACCAGGCTGCGAAGGGTGGCTTCGACCTGATCTCGTGGACAACTGGCGACCAGCAGACGCAGCGCTGGTCTTACGGCCTGCGCAAGCAGGTCGATCTGATCGAGTGGACGAAATCCGAAGAGGGGAAGATTCACATCGTCGCGATGCAGCGCGGCGTCACCAAGGCGGACACCAAGTACGGCGAGAACGATCTCTCTGCCGCTATCGGCAAGACGATGGCGAAGCGCATCATCGAAGACCCGAACCAGAACGGGTTCATCGAAGGAGAGGGCATCACCGTCGCCGACCTCGGCATGACGAAGTTCTACGGTGACACGGCAGGACTCGATCCCTCTGGCAAGCCCGCGATCCTCACCAAGGTGGCGAATCAGGTGGCGAAGAAGCTGGGCGGCGGGCAGGTGGTAGCCGCCAAGCTGAACCCTGCCTTCGGCCGCATGTCCGACAGGGAGAAAGGGAGCGCGCTGAATGTGCAACCTACGTTTGAAGTCACGCTTCCCATGCGTGTCGCCGCGTTACAGGGACAGGTGCTGTTCCAGTCCTTCACGGTTGACGCTGAGCAGGTGAAGAAGCTGCAGGAGAAGCTGGACACATCGAAGGTAGATGCAGAAGAGTATTACAAGCGCGGCTATCGCATCGACGATTTCGGGAGCATGGACCGCACCGGCGAGGACCTGTCGGCAAGCGATATGTTCCAGAAGAACCGCGGTACTTTCAACCCTGACACGCTGACGATCAGCCTGCTGAAGGATGCAGACCTGACCACGTTCTTGCACGAGACGGGGCACTTCTTCCTTGAAATGGAAGCAGCGCTCGCGAGCGATCCTCGCGCCACGCCGGAGATGCGCGACGACTTCACGAAGGTGCTGAACTGGTTCGGCGTGAAAGACCTGACCGAGTGGAACGCGCTCTCCTTCGAGCAGAAGCGCTCGCACCACGAGAAGTTCGCACGCGGCTTCGAGGCGTACCTGTTCGAAGGCAAGGCGCCGTCGAATGATCTGCGCTCGATCTTTGCATCCTTCAAGACCTGGCTGCTGCACGTCTACCGCAGCATCACGAACCTGAATGTCGAACTCACCGACGAAGTGCGTGGGGTGTTCGACCGCATGCTCGCATCGGAAGAAGCCATCGCGACTGTGCAGCGTCGCACGGGCCTGACTGACGCGATGATCGAGGCGGCGAACTCGAAGGACAAGGCCGCCTATCTCGCGCTCAATCTTGCGGCGGGGGATAACGCCGGCGACGACTTGCAGCGTCGTTCGCTGCGCGACATGAAGTGGCTGTCGAACGCCAAGTCGCAAGAGTTGAAGAAGCTGCAGCGCGAAGCGGCCAGCAAGCGCAAGGAAGTTCGCGCCGAAGTGACCGCCGAGGTGAACGCAGAGCCAATCAACCAGGCACGCGCGTTCCTGCGCAAGGGCACGACCACCGGCCCCGATGGCGAGAGCATCCAAGCCACCGAAGGGTTCCGCCTGAACCACGCTATCGTCGCGGAGATGTACCCCGAGACGATGCTGGCCCGCCCTGATCTGTCGAAGCTCCGCGGCATGACAGAAGCCGATGGTCTGCATCCCGATCTGGTTGCGGATATGTTCGGCTTCCGCTCTGGCGACGCGCTGATCCGCGAGCTGATCGACGGGGAGAACCCCCGCGACAAGATCAACGGCATGACCGATCAGCGCATGATGGAGCGCTACGGCGACCTGAACGACGAACGGGCCATCGAGAACGCGGCCAACTCCGCCGTGCACAACGAGGCGCGCGCACGCTTCATGGCCACCGGGCTGAAGATGCTGTCGGACTCCAAGCTGCCCGCCTCGCAGATTCAGAAAGCTGCCACGGATGCCGCCAACCAAGCCATCGCTGCGAAGAAGGTGCGCGATCTGCACCCGGCCAAGCACATCGCCGCCGAGACGAAAGCGAACAAGGACGTGCTGAAGAACGCAGCCAAGGACGTGAAAGCGGCGCAGCGCGCACAGCGCTCGGCCCTGCTGAACAATCGGCTGGCGAAGGCTTCGCAGGATGCCCAGGAAGAAGTGCGCAAGGGTGTGGACCGCATGACGCGCACGCAGAAGGCTGCCGCTCAGAAGAACATGCGCGGCGAGTACCTGATCCAGTTGAACGAGTTGCTGGCTCGTTTCGATCTGCGCAAGAGCACGACCCTCAAGGAGATCGACGCGAAGCGCACGCCGTTGGCTGAGTGGCTGGCAGCCGAGTCGGAGCGCATGTCTGCGGTGATGCCAGACATCCCGGCTTGGATTCTGAACGAAGCGAACCGCACCTCCTACAAGGACCTGACCGTCGAGGAGTTCCGCGGGGTGGTGGATACCGTCAAGCAGCTGGAGATGATGGCCCGCCGTGAGGAGACGCAGTACCAGGCCATCCGCGGCATGAAGTTCGCCGAGGAGCGCAAGGCCCTGCTGGATCGCATCCGCGAGTTCCACCCTGAAGCCTTCGATCTGAATGGTGAACCCCTCGGCATGGCGCCGAAGTTCGTCAAGCATCTCGGCGACAAGGTGGAGGAGCTTGGCGAGAAGTTCGCCGGTGAGTTCCTGAACGCGGAGACGCTGGTGAACCTGCTTGAAGGCGGCGAGTTCGGCATCGCTCACGAGTCGCTGCTGGGCCGCATGAGCAAGCGCGCGGACTGGAAGGCCACCCGCCTCGAAGGCATCTACAACAAGATGGCCCCGCTGTTCGGGCAGTACAGCGTGAAGGAGCGCTACGACTTCGCACGCAAGGACATCGGCGCCCCCATCGGCATGAGCCTCACCCGCGAGAACGCGCTGGTCGTCGCACTGCTGCACGGCAATACCGAAGGCCGTGAGCGCTTGGCCAACTATGGCTGGAGCGAGAAGAAGCAGGAGGAGATAATCAACTTGCTGGACGACCGCGACATGGCCCTCGCGCAAGGTATCTGGGACTTGTTCGACAACGATCTCTGGCCCGAACTGAAAGACCTGAATGACCGCACCCGCGGCAAGGCCCCGCCCAAAGTCGTCGCGATCCAGGTCTTCCACAGGGGCGGCACCTACCGTGGTGGCTACTTCCGCCTGAAGTACGACACGAACCTGGACGAGCGCGCGTACCGCATGGACGAAGGCGCCGCCGTGAAGGAACTCCTCGGGGGCGGACTGGGCATGTCGGCGAAGACCGGCCAAGGCGCCAGCACGGAGCGCAAGCAGAACGTCACCATGCGCCCCCGGCTTGATCTCGGTGTGTTCGCCGAAGCCGTGTCCGAGACGGTGCACGACATCGCCTACCGTGAAGCAGTGGCGGACACGATGCGCATGCTGAACGACACCCGCGTGCAGAACACGATCAAAACCGCTGCCGGCGTGCCAGCGTACCGTGCCCTCGTCACCCGCGTGCGCGAGATCGCAGCGCCTCCCCGCAACCCTTCCGGCTTCGTCGAGAAGACGCTCAGCATCGCGCGCAAGAACACGATTGTCACCCTAATGTCCGGGGTGAACACCGCGTTGCAGAACTTCACCGGCTTTGTTTCAGCCACTGCGCGGGTGAATCCCGGTAGGCTGGCGAAAGAGATCGCGCTGTTTTACAGCACGAAGATGACCGAGCGGGTGAACTTTGCTATGGAGCATTCGGAGTACATGCGCCATCGGCACAACGCCTTCGAGCGCGATCTACAAAACGAGATCAAGAAGATGACTGTGAACGCAAGCATCATGCCTGACACCGGCGCATGGCTGACACTCATGGCCCTTGTAGATAAGGGCACCAGCGTTCCCGTCTGGAATGCGGCATTCCACGAAGGAATGGTAAAGTACGAAAACGATAATGGTAAAGCCGCAGACTATGCCGACCATGTTGTGCGCCAGTCGCAAGGTTCTGGCCGTGAACTGGACGTGGCCCAGATCATGTCGGGCCACGGGGGCTATGGCCAGCTGAAGCGCGTCTTCACCATGTTCTACAGCTACTTCAACGCGCAGCTTGGCATGCTGGTGCGCAGCGGTGTTATAAACGCACACGCCTCCAAGAAGAACCCCGCGATGGCGGTGGCTCGTTTCACGAAGGACTTCATGGTGATCGTGATCCTGCCGGCAGTGCTGACGGCTATGATCTTCAAGAAGGACGACCCGGATGAAGACCCGGAGAAGTGGCTGCACAAGTATAGCCACGCCATCGCGATGTACGGCTTGGCCATGATCCCTCTGGTGCGCGATGTCGGCAGCTTCGCATGGGCATCTTTCGACCACGATGTCAAGAACTACGGGTACAAGATCACCCCGGTGCAGTCAGCTGGCGAGGGGGTTGTCAAGGGTGCCGTAGCCGCGCGAGACATCGCCGTAGGGGAAGGCGACGACAGGGACCTGAAGAACCTCATAATGGGCACAAGTTTCGCTGTAGGCCTACCCGGCAAGTTGATCTCGGACATCACCCTTGGGACGAAGGCTTTCTTGGAGGGTGAAGCCGGCCCCGAGGCAATCCTGTTTGGCCCCCCGAAAAAGTGATTGCGAAGGCCGCTAGGGTCCGATAGTATTGGCAGAAAAGGAGAAGCACCATGGCAGAAACGAGCAGGACAAATGGATTGATCGGCACCTTGGGCATCAAGGCGCCATGCCGCGCTGCGACGGTAGCCAACATCACCTTGACAGGCGCCCAGACGGTAGACGGGGTGGTACTAGCCGCAGGGGATCGGGTTCTGGTCAAAGACCAAACCGATGCAACCCTGAATGGAATCTACTACGTCGAGACGGGGGCTTGGACTCGAGCACCTGATTTCGACGGCGCTCAGGACGTGCTGAAGGGCACCACAGTCAACGTGAACGAGGGCACGGTCAACGCCGTTACACAGTGGCGCGTGACTTCCGCCGATCCAGTGATTCCGGATACGAGCGCCATCACCTTCAGCCTATCGGCTACCGCTTTCGGCGCCGACATCGCGGGGTTAATCCATGCCGCCACTGAGAAGACCCGGCCAGTAGGGGCCGACGAGGGTGGCTTCTGGGACTCCGTTTCGAACAGCTTGCGCCGCATGACGGTAGCGAGCATGCGGTCTACCACTTACGCCTTCGATGGCTTCACCGAGGCGCAGCAAAACGACGTATTGGCGGGCACTGAGGCTCTGGATGTCCGTGCAGCCCTTCAAGCGCAGATTGACACCTTGGACGCCGTAGGTGGTGGCGTTCTCGATCTTCCGCGGGGGGTCTATAGCATCGGGGCCGCACTGGTTCTGCCGCCGAAGGTATTCCTGCGCGGTGCCGGATCGGCGGTCACAAAGATCAGGCTCCGGGCGGCGTCGAACAGTAACATTCTGCAGACCAAAGACTTCGCCACCCTCACGGGTTCGAACAAGTGGCTGGTGTCGGAAGGGGTGCCTACACACTTCGGCTTCGACGGCATCACCTTCGACGGCAACCGGGCGAACCAGACCGTCGCGGGTGGAGTTGCCCTTTACGGGAAGAACTACTACGTGGGCTTCGACGTGAAAGTGATCGAACCCAAAGGCATCGGCTTCTATTCCGAGTGCGCCTACAAGGGTGGGCAGACCGTCGAACAAGACATGCCAGAAGGGCACATAGGGAAGGTGCAAGTATACAAGAGTGGCCGGGAAGGATTCGTCTATCGCGGGCCGCACGATCAGCCGATCCACGACATATCCGTGTCTCAAGCAGGGCAGGACGGTATTTATGACGGCGTGGCGTTCGAAGGTCAGGTCAACCTCTACAACGGGGCGACGTACGTCACGGGATCAGTTCACGCTTACGCCTGCACCCGCAGGGGCATCACGCTGCGTACGCACGTGCTGGCCAACCAGTTGACCGGCGAAAACTGCGACCAGGATGGCGTGGTGTTTGAAGCGACGGGCGAAACAGCAGGGATGATCGGGGGCACTTTTGCGAACGTCGATCTGGTGGAAGCATATGGGAACGATAACAACGACACCGGATTGTATTGGGGTGTACGCATCTCAGGGGGGAGCAATACCCTCAGTTCTATCCGTGTTTCGTCCAGTGGACAAGCCGCGGGGGGTGTGTTTGCTGAAGGAAATTTTACCACCATTAGCGGTGGCACCATAACGGGATCGAATGCTATTGCCGACGGTACGGGGTTGAAAATATCCAGCAATTATCACCGGATTAGCGCAGTCATTCAGAGCTTCGACAGCGGTGCTGCAGTTGGCTTGCGCACAGAGTCCTGCGCTTACAGCAACATCAACGTGGTGCTGTACAACTGTTCAGCAACGGGCTGGCTAAACAGCGGGACCTCCAGCAACAATATGTACTCGGTGCGTGGGTTTTCCTCCGCAGGAACCCCGTTTAGCCAGACGGGAACCTTCGCTGCGACGGACAACTTCGACGTGGACCTTAATTACGGCGGCACTTCTTACCTATCGAAGTACAACGACAGTGTGCAGCGAGGGATTATTCAACCAAATGCCGCGGTTACCGTAACGCACAACGGTTTCAAAACCCCAACGTCGGGGGACATCACCATCACACCGGATGAGAAGTGGGCAGTGCTTTCGTCCGGCGCGGCGCGTAACTGGTGGATAAGCAACATCACAGCAACGACGTTTGACGTAAACGTCTCTACCGCCGTTGAGGTAGCCGAAACGTCCCTGCTGTTTCACTGGAAGTTGGACATGTAGGAGGGGCCATGCCTGAATCTTTGCAGACTTTCATCTGGCTTTTTGGGGTAGGCGTAATTGGGGTGTTGCTCACCCTGGTGGGTTTCTTTGTCGTGCGACTTATCAACGGTATGGACTCCTTCAAGACGGAAGTAACCGCAGCCTTGACTGAGTTAAGTCGAACGATGACGGCGATCCGGGTGGACCTGGGAGACGATCTCGCCGAGGTTCGCGCAAAGGTGAAAGTGATTGAAGAAGCTGGGTGCATCGGGCACCGAACTCGTCGCAAGGAGGACACCTCATGTTACCCGCACTAGCACTGTTATCGCCCCTGGCCAGGGACCTGTTCGCCAACGGGCTGAGCCTGCTCGGTAATGCCGTGCTGGCCAAGGGCAAGGAGAAGGTCGAGGAGACTCTGGGCATCAAGCTGCCCGACGAGAACAAGTCTCTCACGCCTGAGCAGGCTGCGCATCTCCGCGAGGTAGAAGCGGACCATGAAGAACGCCTGCTCGAACTCGGCATCGAGAAAGAGAAAATCAAGCTGGAGGGCGAGAGGGTTGCGCAGGAGGCGGTAACGAAACGCTGGGAGGCGGACATGCTCTCGGACTCGTGGCTCTCCAAGAACATCCGCCCGGTGGCTCTGCTGCACACCCTGGTTGCCTTCGACCTACTGTTGCTCGCCGCGCTGTTCGACAAGAAGGTCCCTGACGGGTACTTGTCCCTGATCGGATCGCTGCTGACCACGATGGTCGCCGCCTACTTCGTCGGTCGCACCGTCGAGAAGGGGATCGACCTGTATCAAGGCTGGAAGCAAACCAAAGGAGAATAGGCCATGCGTCTCGGACAGCACCAGGAAGCATTCAGCCGCGATCTCGTCAAGCTCGCGCTTAAGGCCTTTGAACTCGGGTATGAGATTCGCTGGGGTGAGGTTCAGCGCATGCCTGAGATGCAGGCGATCTACGTACAGACCGGGCGCAGCAAGACCATGCTGTCGAACCACCTGAAGAAATGCGCCGCTGATCTGCACTTCTTCATGGAGGGAAAGCTCTGCTACCCCGAAGAACTCGGGCGCTACTGGGAGAGTCTGAACCCCCTCAACCGGGCAGGCATGTTCTGGAAGTCCTTCAAGGACGGCCCGCACTTCGAGCGCAACTGCTAAACCTCCGGTCCGGGTTCGGCCAGTTCGCAGATGTCCGTGCTTTTCTTGTCACGGCAAAGCATGTGATCCTTCCCCGCCGTGTCGAGAACGGCCACGCAATTCGGTGCGCCATTCATCCCCTGCAGCGCGTAGACGATCCCTGACGGGCGGACGAAGAACATCCCGTCGGCGTTGTGGCACACCATGATGTACACCTCATCGATAGGCAGCTGTTCGTGCTGCCCGGCGTGCGCCGTGGTGGATAGAAGCAGCAGTGCGAGTAGCTTTCTCATGCCGTTCTCCTTTTATTCCTTGCCAGCCTTTTCAACTCATCGGCCACCCATACATGGTGGAGAAAATGCAGCGCTGCTTGCTCTAGCGCATGGGCTTCGACTTCGGCGATTGCCCTACGCGCGTCGGCCAGCTGGCGGCGTAGCTCGTCCCTTTCAGCTTCAAGTTCGACGATCTTGGTGGTCGGTTCACTCACTTTGGTGTCCTCTCGTCTTTAGGTATTGACCCTCAGAAAAACTTCATCATGCGCCAATTCTGCCCCCGGCCGCAGGCATAGTCAATGGCGATGTCCCTCTTGGCAAGTCCGCTGAGTGGTTGCTTGGCCTGCCACAAGGCACCCTCTCTACAGCACCAGCGGCGAAGGCCACGCCAGCGATCAGGACCAGTACGAAGAGGCGCCGCATCTCAGAACCTCACCTGCAGCCCAATCCAGGTCCTGTTGCGCGTCACGCCAAGGCGCAGGCCGTGGCCGATCCACGCCCCTGCTGCGGCGCCGACTACATCGGCGGCGAGATCGGCGGTGCTGGCCGTGTGGCGATCCGGGTGCCGCGCGTCGTAGACCTCCTTCGCCAGTCCAGGGATGACAGCCAGCGCGGCGCCATAGAGAACCGGGTGCTCCGTCTCGCGGCACGCCACCGCACCGACGGCGCCCAGGAAGGCGGATACCGCGACGTGCTGCTGCTTGTCCTGCTCCAGCGCTTCGGAGCGATCCGACAGCAGCACGGCCAGGGCGCCGAGGATGATGGCCAGCAGAAAAGAACCTTGACTGTTTCCGTTATGTTTTTGCATAATCAGTCCTCCTTTATGCAGGTGAGAGTTCTTCGAGGGCGGCGAAGCACCACTTCGACTGCTGGGCGTCCAGCTTGTACTGGCGGGCGAAGGCTTCGATCTCAGCTTCGGTGCTGTGCTCGTTGAGGTAATCTACGCGCGGGGTTGTGTCCTTGCTGCGCTCGGTGCCCACGCCGGCGTAGGTGCGACGCGACAGCACGATCACCGGAGCGGTGAGGATGACCTTGCCGTTCCAGTCCCACTTCGCTTTGCGCAGAAGCACCTGCACGCTGGGCGCTCTCGTCTCTACCCAGTAGCGCACGCCGAAGGCCGCCTCGACGAAAGCATTGCCCTCACTGTTGTAACCGATAAGTTGCGTCATCTCGTTCTCCTTGGTTATTGCACGGGGTCGTGCTTCGCAGCTTCTTCGAGTTTACGATGTTCTTCTTCGAGCTTTACAATTGCGTCGCGGTCTTTCTGGTTGAGGTTGCTCATGGCGTTCTCCTTTGGCTGATCGTGGTTGCATCTTGCCCGATCAGAGCCGTCGGGTATATGGGGTCGATGCTGTATTTTGCTGGTAGGGTTCACCCGGTTATGCGCAGCCACCGCGCTTTGAAGTAGCCAGGACACTCGGCGAGGGTAAACACCGGGGTTAGCAGCAGGTACGCCGCCGCTTGGAGGTAGCACTTGCGGCGCAACAGGGTGCCGGCCTCGAGCATTGCATAGGCCCACACGGCCACGAGCAAGAACGGTGAGGACACCAGCAGGGCGACGAAAGCGAGCATCGCAGCATCATCAATCTTGTAGTCGCGAGGGTGAGCGTTTTTCCAGCGGGTGTATCGGTACATGGCATTCTCCTAGGTAACTAGGGCCGAGTGTACATCAAGTGCTAAACGCTTGTCAAGCGCCGCGCCCAGCCTTCCGCTGCTGCGTGCATCTTCGCGTTGAACCATCTGCGCACGGCGTAGGACCGCACAACCGAAATCACGGTGTAAAGCAAGCCGATGTAGAAGTTGTTCGCCAGCGTCAGGCTGGTGAAACCGAACAGCGGCAGGATCAGGAGGTTCGCGGCGAAGTTGATCCAGAAGCCGATGAACACATTCACCCACGCCTCGATAAAGGAACCGAGTTTAGTCTGGCCCATTTGTTCGCTCCTCTAAAGGCACCACTGGATCGTCGCGGGTGTACTGACGCGGCGCCTTGTCTTTGTGCATCTCGATGATCGCTGCCGTCTTGGCGTTGAGGTCGTCGTAGTCAATAAGGCTGATCGGCGGGCGGTCATCGTTCACCATGCCGTTGCGCTGCGCGTCGCGCAACACGACGAGGGTAGACAGCGCCTTGACGACATGCGGCAGGCCGGAAGCGGGGTCAATGTCTTCGCCCTCCCACCAGGCCATGATGTGCCGTTGAAGTGCGTCATAGTAGACGGATGAACGGATACCCGCGATGCGGTAGTTGAACGCACCGTACTTCGCTTTGCCTTCCATCATGGCCACACCGATCTCGGCAAGCACGCCGGCAGGGAGCGTGGACATTGGCGCCTTCCTGCTACCGATGGCGTCCTTGGGGTTGGTGTCCTTACACGTATCGGAGGTCACCTGGATGTGACAGTCAAGACCGTCGTGGTGCTTCAACGGGAAGTTGCAAAGCTCGCAGATCGCCTCGGGGAAATTGTCGAGCAGGTATTCAAGCGATCTTACTGGAACGTGTTTATTAGTGAACATCACATCCTCGCTTTCTTCATGGCTTGTAAAAAGAGTTCTTGTATAGTTGCTTTGCCTTCAACTCGCGCGATCACCATCTCGTCCACCGTGTCTCTCGCGATGATGTTGTAGATGAACACGGGGCGCTTGTGCCCCGATTGCATCTGCCTTACTGGTCCGATGCGTTCGAGAATCTGCTGCCGATTTTCCAAGTTCCAATCATGGCTGAAATAGACCAGTATGTTTCCCCCATCCTGAAGGTTAAGGCCGTGCCCCGCCGATGCTGGGTGAGCGAATAGAACAGGAATGTGCCCAGCATTCCATGATGCAATCGTCGCAGGGTCAGCGTCAAGCTGCCGACCTTTAGGGAACGCTCGCTGTAACCGAGCAAGGTCACTTTTGAAATGGTAGGCCACCAAGACAGGCATACCAGCAGCTTCTTCGACAATGTCTTCCAGGGCTTGAACCTTTGCATCGTGCACCTCCTTCCACTCTTTGCTTTTCGGGTGGTAGTCGCTGTCCGCATCCGGGTCGAGGTACACGGCGCCGCTCGCCAGCTGCAGCAGCTTCTGCGTCTTCGCTGCGGCGTTGAACGCTTCGACCTCGTGGCCATCGAACTGCATGAAGAGGTCCTTCTCCATGTCGCGGTATAACTTGCGCACCTTGATCGGTAGGTCCACATATACCGGCGTGACAATCGGCTCCTCCAGGTCGAACCAATCCTTCGCGTCGATAGTGATGCAGATGTCGCGCAGCAAGTTCTCGATCTCTTCCTGCGCGTGCGGCAACGGCACCGATCCGTATCCGTCGGGCGATGGCTTGAACCACCGCTGCTTGTACGCTTCGAACGTGCGCCCGAGTCGGCGGCCTGCGTCCATGAACCATACTTGGCCCCACAGGTCCTGCAGTCCATTCGGCGCCGGCGTGCCCGTCAACTCGGTGAAGCGCTTGATCTTCGTGTGCGCAATCTTGCCGAGAGCCTGCGCCCGCGCGCCGCCCTGCTTCAGTCTGAAAGACTTCAGCTTCGTGGACTCATCCGAAACGAAGTTGCGAAAAGGCCAGCGCTCGCCGAAGTGGTCGATCAGCCACGGCAGCTGCTCGTAGTTCGTCGTGAAGACACTGGCGTCGGTCTTCAGCGCCGCGCGTCGCTCCGCCTCGCTGCCCACGATTGGCACCACGGAGATGTTGCGCAGGTGGTCCCACTTCTTCGCCTCTTCCGGCCACGTCGTCTTCGCCACGCGCAACGGCGCCGCGATCAGCGTAGGATGGCTCTCGCCGCACAGGATATGGTTGTCTATCACTGTGAGCGTCGAGACGGTCTTACCGAGGCCCATGCCGGCGAACACCGTGTTGCGATCTATCTGCGACGAGTGCGCGATGATGAGGTCCTGGTAGCCGTGAGGCGTGAAGATTTTGCGCTTCACTTGGGGTGCGCTTCTTGGATCAGCCATCGCGGGCATGCTGCCAGGTATTGCCTATCAACTTCTGCCTTGCTGTCGATCACCCGCACGGTGAACCCGCGCTCGCGCAGCTTCGCATGCTCGCGCTCTTGCAACTCGGTGGGCTTCTGGCCTGTCGCTTTCAGTTCGACGAAGTGGATCATGTGCGAGACGATCTCGGCCACCTGTTGTGCAAGCTCCTCTTCCGTGGCGTTCTCCACACTTCGGCAGTCGTAGCTTTTCACCACCTTGTACAGGGCAGCCGCTGCGGCCTTCGCGTCCCCCAGCACCAGTCGATCCGGCACGCTGCGCCGTTGCGGGCTGGTGAACTTGTAGGCGATGCCGCCTCGCGACTTCGTGCGCTTGACCAGATACTCCTCGATTGCACTCTCGCGCTCGTGGAACTTCTTCGGCTTCTGCTCCACGCCTTCAGGTAGGGTGAACTTAGTCACAACAAGCCTCCTGTTCAAAAACTTTGTAGGCGCACACGAACATCGGGCACACTGGCCCTTCGTTCGTTTCGACGATCAACGGTGCGAAGTCGAGCGCGTTCTTCGTCTGGGTGGCGCGATAGCACAGTCCCCGCGCGTGGCACTGGGTTGAGGAGCAAGCGGTCATATCACCGCCTTCATTATGAACGTCGGCTTGTCCGCTGCCTGCGAGAACTCAACGTAGTAGGGCAGCAGCTGGGGGCAAGGTATGTCCTCGCGCATCTTCAACGGAAGGACCAACAGATACCGCTCGGGCGGGTATCCCTGCTGGCGCATCCATTCGCCGATTGGCTCCGGCGGGGCGCGCAAGACGTGGATTACGCGTTCGAGATCGGCCAGCGTCAGTGGCTTCGTATCGCCCGTTCCGGCAGTGGCAATGCTTGTGGCGGTCATAAGTATCTCAGCCCGTAAAGTGGCAGGCAAAGCGCACCCAGGATGATCGCTCCCGCAACACCCCATGCCGCTTCTTGCAGAATGATCCAAGGCACCAGCCAGCAATTTGTGAGAAAATTTTTCACGACGGCTTCCTTTCCACTTTCAAAGTCATCTCGGCGTAGCCCGACACGATCAGGTCGGCCATGAAGCGAAAGGCCTTCCGCTGCTCTGTGAAACGGGCCTCGCCCTTCGCCTTGTCGGTGAGAGTGACGTAGCCTACGACGTAGGTGGTTCTCGTATTAGCCACAGGACAACTCCTTCGCGCGCTCGCCCACGGAGACGATGATGTCGCCTTCCGCCTTGTCGTCGAGCAAGAATTTCACGAAGCGCTGTGCTTCGTAATAGCTTGCGAAGGTATTGACCGACGCGACGCCGCCATGCCGGCGGGTGACGATGTAGACTTTTTTCACGATGCTCTCCTTCAGAATAAATTGCGCGTCCTACTTCGAGCCTTCACAGGAACCCACTCGACGGCGGGTATCTTCTGCGTTTCGGACGCGCCGGCCTAGTAGGCCGTGCCAACGTGGCGGGTTACGCCAGTGTAGGGCTTGACGATCTGCGACGCCGGGATGATGCGCGCCCACAGGCGAGCACGGCGGAGTTGCCTTTTCACTTCGGCGCGGATCGGGTTGGTCGTTTTCATGTTGTTCTCCTTGGTTTGTTTGACAGCGTGCAGCCATGGTACAGCACATGCTAAACGCTTGTCAAGTACAGTCGATACCTTATTTTAATCCTTCCGGTATCTGTACGCCTCGAAGCCCGCAGCTGCAAGGGGCAGCCCCTCGGCCCACTCAGGCACCGTGGCCATGATCCCTGCAAGGCCATCGACGCTGTGATCCAGGTCGTCGGGCGCCTCGGTGATAAGCTCGTCGTGCACGGTGAGCACGACTTCGTAGCCTTGCCCCTCCGCTATCGGCATCGCGTGGGCCATGTTGTCGCGCGCTGAAGCCTGGCAGATGTTCTCGAACAACTTGCCGCCGTAGGTGCCCAGCCGTTGCCACTGGCGGGTGTACTGGTTCACACCCATGTAGCTGCAGCTGCCGCTGTCGTCCACCTGCGGCTGCGGGTAGCACAAGAAGCGGCCCGAGGGGAGACGGATGCGCAGCCAGGCTCCATCCTTGCGGAATGCAACGCGGCGCACGAGGAACCACTCACCCGGATGATTCACCGCGGAGATGAACCCCTGCTGCAGTTCCTTCCAATAGGAAGAGATAGCAGGGTGCGCTGCACGCCACAGAGACTTCAGCGAGTTGCATACGACATAGACATCATCGGGCAGGCCATACGTCGTGCGGCGCTGCTTCAGCGTCCACTTCAGGAAGTCGCGAGACTCCTTCACCGTGTCTTCGGGGAGCAACGGCAGCGCCTTCGCAGCCATGTCGTCGAGGTCGATCCGGTAAGTCTCGGCACCCGTGACGAACGCACCGACACCGCCTTCGTATTGCAGCATGAGTTCCTGCACCTTACCGATCTGACGCATGGTGCCGTCGCCGTTCTTCTTGTTGTCGAGCACGACCGCGGGCGGCACGTTGAATGACTTGCTGTAGGCCATCACGTAGTTGTCGAACTCGACAGCGCCGGAGTCGTAATCGCGGAAGTATTTCAGCTTCCACTCTTCCCCCGCGATCCAGGCGGCCTTACGGCCTTCGATGTTCGACAGGTCGGCGACGACCAGCTTGCGCCCTGGCGGCGCGATGATGCAGCCCCGCACGGCGTTCGAGATGACCTGCATCACGTCGTCGTAGAAGAACTCGCAGGCGTTCGACTTGATAACCTCGATGCCGAACTCGATGTCCTTCTGCTTCATGTCGGGACGCTTCAAGTTCTGCGGCTGGAACATGCGCCCTGACCAGCGCCCGGTACGCGCAGCACCATCGAACTGCAACAGGCCGCGCAGGCGCCCATCCTCGGACGTGCAGCGAAGCAGTGTGTTGTACTTGCTCACGCTCGTGGTGCTGGCCTGGAGGCGATTGGCCAGCAGTTCGCGCAGCGCCTCGGGCAGATCGGGATCGTTCAGCCGGCGCTCGATGGTGTCCATTTGGAGATCGGGCAGTGACACGCCGTAGGATTCCAGCAGGTGTTCGAGCAGCTTGTCGCGCTGCGTGGTGGCCTGGACGGCGCCTTCCGTCAGTACCTGCGCCCGTGATGCAAGTACGTCTTTCGCTCGCTCTGCAGCAAGGACAGCGCCTCGCGCAAGGGCACGATCAACGGCCACGCCTCGCGCGTTGATTTTCTGGTCCAGAAGCCACAGGTAGTACTCGAAGCCGCGGTAGTTCCAGCGCGGGACTTTCCGGTAGACTTCACGCATCGAGGTGATGTCGGCCTTGGCGTATTCGATGAAGCGTTGCCACTCTTCGGGGTGCGTTTCACGGGTAGCTCTCCTAAGTTTCGTTTTCTTCGGTCGGGGTTTGCAGAACAGTTGAATTAGGGCCTTGCCTTCCTTGTGCTTCGCCTTGTCGGCACCGATGTTCAGCACGGCGCAGAGCGTGTCAAGAGAGCCGGGCAGCGAGTGTGCATACGCGCAGGCCATTGTGTCGAACACGCGCAAGTGCGGCAGCGGCGGGATGTCATACAGCTGGCCGACAGCGTTCAGCACCGTGAGGTCGAACATACCGCCGTTGTGCCATACCGTGCGGCGTTCTTGATCCTCCAGCGCTTCGCGCAAGTCGTCGGGCATCGGCTCGAAGGTCGTGAGGTCCCAGCACTTCGGCTCGCCTTCGCCTATGGCGTAGGGGAACAGCATGACTTCAGCTTCGGTGGCGTAGACGTGCGCGCCGCACTTCTTCAAGTCGATTGTCGAGAACGTCTCCAGGTCGGCGAAGAGTTCGTTGGTGATGGCGTGGCTCATTTGCGTTTTTGGGGAAACCCGGCCTTGCTCAATTCAGCCATCAGGTCGTTCAATGCTGGAAGTTGCTTGGTCTTTTCTGGAGGCTTCGGGATATACGCATCAAGCTCCGGTATGGCTGCGCGCATTTGACTATCGGTGGAGAACTGATAAACCACGTTCTTGACGTGCGCTCGAAGGTCTTTGCGTATCTTTTCGGATGCCTGATGACGCAGCAGGATGGCTCTCAGTTCGTCGTGCGTTTTCCCCCCGGTGGGGAGGTAGTTAAACCCTGGGCAGTATTCAACTTTTACCCATCCGCGCGTTGTCTTGTCTTCCCAGAGCTTGCGGATTTTATCCGGCATCTTGGAAACGCAAACAGCGAGCGCATCCTTGTCGCGCTGGTCGCTTGAGTATTCATGCGGGGTATTACCCATCACAGCGTTGACAATGGACTCTTTTAAGGCGTTCGTAAGCTTCATGTTCTTCCCCTAATAAAATTCGTTATAAAGCCGTTGCCGGGATTACCTGCCTAATAACTTGCGGGCGGTGAGCAGGTTGCGTACGCGCTATTCCTTTGGCACTCTATTGAAACAAGATCACGAGGGATAGAGTGTTGAGCATCCCGGCCTTTATGTCGTGTGGCTTTTTCATTCGCACGTTGGTTGACGCTAGGAACACCGCCCCCTCTATGTGTTTGGTGCGAAGTACGTGCGGGACTCGAACCCGCGACCGCCCCTGTAGGGAACTCTACCAGCTGAGCTAACGCACTTCTTCATGTTGGCACGGATTTCGCGCGCCGCGTGCCAACAGAGAGCGATCCTACAGTCTCGGACAAGCAGCTGGCAATTTTTCGTTTTGTCACAGCTGTCGAGCTTTGAAAGCAGGATCGCTTTCTGTTGGCCCTCGCCCGAAGGCGAGGACCTTGTTGGGAAGGTTAAGGGCAGCAACCCCACGCATCCAAGCAGAGCAGTGTTGGCCCTCGCCCGAAGGCGAGGACCTTGTTACTTACGCCAGAGCTTCTTCGTCCGCTGGCGCACCCAGGTCTTCGAAGCCGGCAACACTCGGAGCGCTACCCGAGAAGGCGTCGCCGTCCTTCACGAACTGGATCACGGAGAAGGAGGCACGCACGCCAGGGTTTTCACCGGACTGGCAGTAGATGCTGACCTTCGCTTTCACGTAGCAACCAGCATACGGCTTGCCGTCGTCCGCCGTCAGCGGCGATGTGTCGCGGTCGATGATCGCGGGGCGGGGGGCCGCACCACCGTTTCGCGTCTTCGCGTTGCGGTGAGCGGACAGAGCCATCATGCCGGCATAGCCTTCGTAGTCGCGCAAGTCGCCGCTGAGGTAGCAATACTGGTTCTTCTGGCCGGCGTATTCCTTCAGCTTCGAAGCTGCCTTGTCTTTCCACTCCGTTTCGGCGGCCTTCTTGATCGCGGCGTTGACCGCTTTGTCGGACGCGCTGCCCGGCTCGACCAGGATGGTAGCGTTCCAGCGCGGGCGGTCATCGCCGGGTTTGAACTCCACGGGGTCCCACAGATCGGGGAATGACAGGCGACCTTCGATGATGAAATCGGTTTCTGCTTGGGCCATGATGGCTCCTTTCTTTGGTTGATGAAACTGTTTAACGAGTGCTTAGTATAACCGATGCTAATCAGTCGGTCAAGGGGGTGAAGCCATCGAGCGCAGGTTTTATTTCGATAGCCTGGCGTTTGTCCGACGCGGGCGCCACGTTGAAGCCGCCATCTTTCTGCGTGATGATCTCCAACACCCTCGGCCACTTCTTGCCCTTGCCGAGCAGTTTCTCCGCGGTGGTGGGCGAGATGACACTGAACTCGTACATCTCGTCGCGCTTCAGCTTGAGGTGTTTCAGCAGGTCTTCGGCTTCTTCTTTGCTGGTCCACGAGCGATTACCCTTGCGACCCTGCACGAGCTTGTAGCCCGGCACGACATTGCCTTGGAGCAGCTGACTCTCCGCTTCGGCGCGCACTGCCTTGCACCAGCCTTCGATCAGATCGACCGCGTTGAGGTGCTTGGCAAGCAGATCGTTGTTCCCCTGATCGACCACCACCGGGAGGGCATCGAAGCCGCTCAGGTCTACCTGCAACTCTTCGGCGACGAAGGTATCGTACTTCGGGCAGCGAGCCTTCGCACGACAGAAGCGGCAGCCGTCTTCGGACACGTGCAGGTAATTGTCCATCCACTCGTTGAAGCTCACGTGCTTCGTGTCGTGAAACGCGGCACTCGCTTCGTCGCAAACCTTCGACCCAGCGCGCACTTCATCCTCGAACTCGCGGAGTTCTTCGATGGTGCAGGACCACTCGCTCGGCAGGGTGCTGACGCGCGGCTGCAAGATTGCCATGCGCACGTGCCCGACTTTCTCCACGCCACCAACGAGGTCGTCGATCCAGCGGAGAGCGCCAGAGGCATAGATGCGCATTTGTTTGTTCTCGATAGCCGACACCTCGACCCCGCGACCGTACTTCAGGTCCACAACGATCAGTTCGTCCTCCGCCAGGATCACCGCGTCGCTGGTCCCCGTGGCTTCTTCCTCTCCTGTGAGGTGGTCGATAGGCACACTCACCTCGACGAACAGCACGCCGCCGGAGGACTTCACCAGATCGCGCACGTAATCGACGTAGACCTGGACATATCGCGCCATGTCGTCGTCAACCGTGAACTGGTTCAACGTCTTAACTGCGGACGTATGCACTTTCTGGAATGCTTCGTAGTGGTTGCCTTCTACGTCTTCCAGCAGTTCGACCACCTTGCCGAGGTAGTGCGCCGCATCGGTGCCACTCTGCAGGCACGTAGCTCCCAAGAAGTGCGCCGCAGTGCCCTCGTCGGAATACTTACTGGACGGGTTCGGCTGTTTCTCCGACAGCTTGATACTGCCGGGGCAGACGCCCATCCAGCGCTCCGCCGAGGAGGGGGACTTAACGGCGTGCTTAGCCATGGAGCACCCCGCACTGGCCATCGAAGCCGCGTGCCAGGCGGCGCGCGACCTCGCGGGCGCCTTGGTGGGGGTTCCCCGTCACCCGGCTGCGGTGTGCCTTCGCGTGCTGCGCGTAACCGAAGCCGATGCGAGCGCGCGGGTGGTGGTGGCCGCCGTGGCCGCGAGACTTGTACTCGCCGATTTCGGCGATGGCCGCTTGCACGAGCGTGGGGGAAGGGGCGGACATCATCGCAGCAACCACCAGCCGATTGAACGCGATGGCGCGGCTGAATGGGCTGCCGTTGCCGAAGTATGCCTCAGCCATTTGCGGCCTCCTTGATCTTGCCGGCCAGGTCGGCGTAGGTTTCGGGTTTGCCTTCGAAGCCCTTCAAGTTCGCCACGCCGAGATCAGCGAGCAGCTTTAGGGCAACGTCGCGCTTACTGTTCAGCAAGGCAAGGAACGGCTTGCGCACGTCGTCTTCGTAGCTGAGCTTCACCTCGGTGGGTTCGTCCTTGGGCTTCTCAGCCTTCGGGGCTTCGGTGAGCGGCACGGGGGCACCAGTCGCCAAACCCGCAGTATGCTTCGACAGCAGTTCCACCAGCGACTTCAGCACTGCGGTATTCTCTTTGATTACGTCTTCGAGGGACATGCTTTTTCTCCTTCTTCGTGGTTGAAAAATTTAGTCGAGGAACAGGTACGAGAGCGCGAATTTTTCCAGCTGCTCGTATTCGCCTTTGTCGAGGAGCAAGGTACCGGCGTCCAGCGCGAGCTGATCTACTCGCGAGATTGCAGGGGTATCCGGCAGCGGCGGAGCGCTACCCACTTGCGTATCCACGCTTTCGGTATTCTCGGCAGCGACCGGCGCAGGCCACGCAGCTTTTTCTTGACTCGCGGCAGCGGCTTCATTGAGTTCTTTCAGGGTGCTGATTGCGTGCATGATGGTTCTCCTTTTTGAACAGGTTGGTGAAACGATCCCAGAGGGATTTCTTGCAGGGAAGCGGACGATAGGCTGGTGGCAGGTAGATGTCAAGAGCGCCGGTGATGTCCAACCCCAAAGCGTGCGACTCGCAAAAGAGAACTTTATGGATCGCTGCGGGGGACAACACTTTCCCCATTAAGTGCATGGTGAACTTGCGATCCGGCCCCGTCGCGGGCCACTCCATCTCCGCGTCGTTGGTAGACACGGAGACGACCGCCCTGGATGGAACATAGCAGAAGAGATACGTCTTCATTTCGCGATCCCTTTCAGCTTCAGCAGCGAGTCGAGGTTCTTGTATCCAGCCGTCGAGTCGGGCGGCGTTTTCGTTTGCGTCGCTTGGAAGTACCCGTCGGGGGATGTCCAGACGTTGTATCCGCCGACGGTCTTCAGGAAGGTCCAGTAGGTCATGCCTCCACGAGCCTTCCGGCGTCGTCCAACGTGTACCAAGTATCCGCCTTCACGCCGCGTGTGCCTGCGATCTTCGCAACGATCTTCAGTATTTTGCCTGTTTCTTCACTACGCAGAACCAGAACAATCGCACTACCCTTGGACGCCTTTGCTTTGGAGCGATACCCTGTCGCGATAGCGACAGAATGCTTCCCAGACACCTCTGCGGCACTCTGGTCGCCGGTGTTCGTCGCGGCACTCCAGTCGCCGGTGTTCGTCGCGGCACTCCGGCGGCCGGTGTTCGTCGCGGCACTCCGGCGGCCGGTGTTCGTCGCGGCACTCCAGTAGCCGGTGTTCGTCGCGGCACTCTGGTCGCCGGTGTTCGTCGCGGCACTCTGGTCGCCGGTGTTCGTCGCGGCACTCCGGGCGC